GGTTTGAGAATTTACGCTCAAGGATATTATATTGGCAATGATTATGATAACGGTGAAAATTGTTGTAAAAAAATAATTTATTTTGAACCTTTAAAAAGAGTTAATTTAAAACAGCCCAAAAAACCTCCAACAAGAGGATGGTGTTATATAAATGTCTAAATATTGTATTTGTAATCCTATTTCTAGAGTATTTAATAAAAAAGGAAATTGTAGTTTTTGTGACAAACCATTTAAAAGAATAGTGTTTAGAAGAACTTGGAAAAGAAAGCCCCAAACTCAAATCAAAAAAAGCGATAAAATATATAATCGTAAAAAAGCGAAAAGAAAATTAAAGAAAAGATTAAAGGAGGAATAATGATTATAAATATAATATTAATATTCATAGGAGTATTAGCGTATTATAAAGGATATTACGAAGGATATAAAAAAGCTAAATTTGATTTGGGATGTTCAACAAATAAACCGAAAGATATGAACTACGGAAAAAATAGATAAGGAAAGGAGGACAAAGATTATGTTGACAGGAAGAGATGCGACAGGAGATGCAAGGATTCTTGATAATTTAGCTAAAGGTAAAGATGGCGATGATTTACAGATTCAATTGCTTCGAGGAATAGTTAAAGGTGTATCATTAGTGATAAAGCTTTTGGTAAGCATACGAGGTAATCAAGTAGCTATTATGAAGAAAACAGGGGTAACGCTAAGACAGCCTGAAGATAGGGATAAAGGTAAAAATAGCACCAATGATACAGAAAAATAAGGGAAATTACGCTGAAGTATAAGTCTTTAACAGAGATTTTTACTTCAGCTAACCTTATTATTGTTAAAAGAACAAAAGTTGGTTAGATACTATTGACAATGGGGATAGAAATATGATATACTATATAAGGGAGAGAGAAATAGATTGTAGACAATGTAAAAAAGGAAAATTAAGACTTGGGAATAATTTTCCTTATAGTAAAATTCTAGTTGTTTATTATAGATGTGATAATTGTGGACACGAAATTAAAATAACTTATAGAAAAAATGAAGATAATAATTAAAGAAAATAAAGAACATTATTATTTAAATAAAGCTGAACAGAAATTTTTAGATACTATTAGATTTAATTTTTTAAATAAAGAAATACAATCCTCTATTTTTAGAGATTTAATGTCTAATGCTGAAATTATAGATAAAGATAATAACATAAAAGAAAGATTAAAAATAGGATTATAAATGAAAAATAAAGGTAGGAAAGCGGAAGAGCATTTTATTAAAACAATAAACAGCGGAGCATTTTTCCATGATGCAGATGCTACTTCTGATAAATATGCTCTTGAACACAAATATACAGAAAAGAAAAGTTTTAGAATTACTACGGACTTATTAAAAAAAATACATAATGAAGCATTTGACCAAAACAAATTTCCTTTATTTGGTATTACAATTAAAGAAGGTGAAAGTCTTTGGATGTTAAAAGTAACCATCCTTAAAAAAACAGGAGGAATTTAAAATGAAGAAAATATGGACAAAAGAAAAACTTGATGTTTTAAAAATGTATTTAGAAGCTGGAGCTACTTATCGTGAAATCGCCCAAAAACTTAGTCTTACTTATGACCAAGTAGAACATGCTGTGAGGAGATACGATTTAAGAGCAGGGGTTAGTAATACTCTCGTATTACCTAAAGATAAAAGTAAGCTAAAAAAAGACGATGTTACAAAATTGGCTAGGCTTATCGGACAAAATATCTATGAGAATTATCGGACAATTCAATTGCGAGAGCCAAAAGCGTTAAAAAGTATAGCAAAAAGAGAAGAACATTCTATTTTAGATATTTCAGATATTCATGGTGGAATGATTAATGAAGTATTCGACAGCAAATCTGGAAAGAAAGAGATAACCTATAATCAGAATATTTTTGAAAAAGAGCTTGCTAATTTACAAGAATCTGTATTTCAAATTCATGAAATCCTCAGAAACGCTTATAAATTAAAGGAATTAACTATTTTTTCTCTTGGCGACCTTATCACTAATGACCGTATATTTCCTGAACAAACTTTTGAAATAGAGAAAGTTGTTGGACTTCAGATATGGGATATGGTTGGATATTTAACTAAATTTATCAACAACTTGCTTAAAATTTATGAAAAAATTACTTTTGTTGGAGTAGTAGGAAATCATGGAAGGTCAAATCCTACTCATTATAATGAACCAGTAGAAAATAATTTTGAATATTTTCTCTATAAAACTCTTCAGAAACAATTTGCCAATACCAAACGAGTAAATATAATCGTTCCTGAAACAAGACGATATATCCATAAAATTTATGGTTGGAGACATCTTATAGAACATGGAGATAGTATGAGAGGGTCAAGTCGTAATTATATCGAAAAACAGATTAAAGACCTTAAATTAAATGTAGGAGGTTTTGATGTTTTGCATTTTGGACACTTTCATAAATTAGAGGAAATGGAAATTTCTGATAGTGTAATAGTTAAACAGAATGGTTGTTGGATTCCAAAGGATAATTATGGTTTTAACAAATTTAAAAACTATAGTATACCTAAACAACATTTTTTTGGCTGTAATGTCAAACGCCCTGAAACATGGAGTTATAAAATAGATTTAAGAGTAGAACAATAAAATAGGAGGAAAAAATGAATAACCTTACTCCCCGAAGATACGAAAAAGTTGATGCGAATACAATAAAAATAATTGTAGAACAAGAGAAGGCTATTGATTTAGCTAATCTTATTGCAGGTAAAGACCAATTAACAGCACAGATAAAAGATTTAACTGAAAGATTAAAGAATATTGATGAAATTATTGTAGAAGCAAAGAAGTTGGGTATTGTTCCTAAAGTTAAATCTAAAGATGTAAAAAAGAAAGGGAAATAAATTGACAGCAGAAATAATTAAAATTACTAAACAAAGGTCAAAATTTGGAGGAGATGTATATCTGGTTTGTTTTAAATCTTTAATGGGAAAAAGTTATATTTCTTATATTGCTCCTAAGTTTCGTAATTTTAGTCGTTGGAAAAAAGTTCTTTCCGTAGGAATTACTTTAACTGGTCTTAAATTATCGAGTAAAGGTAAAAATCTTATTGATGCGGATAGTCGGTTTCAAACAGTAGGAAAATAATATGAAGAAATGTTCTAAATGTAAAATCAAAAAACCTATTATCGAGTTTCGTAAAAACAAAACTACTAAAAATGGCTATACTTATTACTGTAAAGACTGTCTGAAACCTATAAATAAAAAAGACAGAATTAAACATAAAGAAAAAAGGAGGGAATATAGAATTAAATATAAGAAAAATCACTACCAAGAAATTAAAAATAAAGAAAAGGAATATCGTTTAAAAAATCGAGATAAATTAAATTTAAAAAGCAAGAAATGGCGAGAAAATCATAAAACATATATTAGAAACTATAGCCAAAAACGAAAAAAGAGGCGAAATAAATATGAACGAGAAAGAAGGGAAAAAGATAAAACATTAAAATTAATTAATGCTATAAGAAAAAGAATGTGGGAAGTTTTAAAAGGAAAAAAGAAATCTTTTTCATCATTGAAATTATTAGGATGTTCTATAAAACAACTAAAACAGCATTTAAAAAATCAATTCAAAATAGGAATGACTTGGGAAAATTATGGGAGAGGTTGGTATGATAGGCAAGAGTGGCAAATAGACCATATTCGTCCTTGTGCTTCTTTTGATTTAAGTAAAGCAAGTGAACAAAGAAAATGTTTTAATTATAGTAACCTGCGACCCCTGTGGGCGAAGGAAAATTTAAGTAGAAGTAAAACGAGGAGAATAATATGAGTATACATAAATCTTTAAAATCTAAACGGTTTCCTAAAATTCGCACTGTTCGAAAAAGATATGAACGTATTGAGAAACTTAAAAGAACTTTAAAATGGGTAGAAGGAATGTCAATTTATGGATTGCCAAAAGAAATTATACGAAGATTAAAATGGAAAATCAAGAAAGAAGAAGTAAAAAAGGAAATAGTTCCGCTTTACGATTTTATACAGGAAGAGTCAAAGAAGAAGAAAACAAGTCGAGATATTGGTAAAATAAAATAATGAAATTTTTAGTGTTAAATAGAAAAGAAATGGAAACTTTTGAGACACATATGAAACATATTGTTATTTCTATATGTGCCCCCTGAAGCGAAACCTGTTGAAATTTTTTCAAACAATCCTCCAGAAGGGATTTTATATTTAAGATTTCCAGATTTTGATGAACCATATATAAAAGGTTATCCATATAATTATTTATTATTTGATGAATATAATACTAAAGATATTTTAAGATTTGTAACTAATTATAAAGATAAAGTAGAACTGATAATATGTCAATGTGAAGCAGGGGTTTCTCGCAGTGCTGGAGTTGCAGGGGCATTAAGTAGAATTTTAAATAGAAACGATTTTTATCGATTTGAGGTTTATAAAAGGAATGGTTATAGAACCTTAGTTATTTGGGAACATGAACTTAAAGATGAAAATAGATTAAAGAGAAAATTATTAGAATTTTAAGGAATATGTAATATGAAAATTTTAATTTGTGGAGATTCTCATATTTCTGAGAGAAGTATACCTGAACTAACAGAAGTCTTTAATGAAATATTAAAAATCAAAGCAGATAGGTTTGTGCAATTAGGTGATTTCTTTGAGCATAATAGACCAACCCCTGCGGAGTTGAGATTTGCCAGTTCTATCGTAAAAAAATTAAAAAAGAAATTTAAAGATGTTACTATTATTTCTGGCACTGGAACTCATGATTTATTACATGATATTTCAGTGATTGAATTTTTAAAAGAGTTAGATATTAATGCTGTTAAAGGGGATTATGTTAAAGATAATATATTGTTTGCTCATTACATGCTTCATGAATCCGTATTAGAGTATGGTTCAGGTAAATGTGGTATTAAAGATTTAGCAAAGTATAATTTTGTATTTTTAGGGCATCAACATAATCCACAAGATATAACAAAAAAAATATTTCATGTTGGTTCTGTAAGGTATCAAAATTTTAATGAAGTAGTCGATAAATTTAAAAGAGTAGCGATTTTAGAAAACGGTATTGTGAAATTTGTTCCTTTAAAATCTCCTTATCCAATGATTGATGTTCATTCTTTAGAAGAATTAAAAAAGATAGAACCTGGTAAAAAGAAAGTTAGATTAATTATAAATAGTTTCGAGCAATTTAAAAAAGAAGTAAATGAGATAGGACAATGGCGACATAAATTTAATGTGTTTAAGATAAAGTTAGATTTTAAAAACATGCCAACTACTAAACCTGAAAAAATTCTATCACAATCTAAAAAATTAAAAGAAATTCTTATGGAAGGTATAAAAAAAGTTAAAGATGAAGATGTTCGCAAACTTTTAAAGGGGGTTTTAGATGAAAAATAAATTAACAAAATATATTAATGCTTGTAAAAAACTTATAGATATGCCTTATAATAAATTGAACCTTGAGAACTATAAAGGCAAAGTATTAAATGCTTATAATTTAAAAACTCTTGAATTTATCGATACTAACCCAAAATTACCTATTAAATTAATGTCAAATCAACATGACAATGCTGGCATTATCAAATCCGTTGTTAAACCTAATAAAAAAAGAAATATTTATATAGTAGGTAAAGGGATTCTGTTTGATGCAGGAGGGTATGATTTAAAACCAAGTGGTCGGATGGATGATATGAAATGTGATATGAGTGGGATGGCTATTGCTTTTGCAGTGGCTTCTTATTTAAAAAATGATAATGTAATTGCCTATTGTCCTGTTTCAGTTAATTTAATTCCCAATGGTATAACTCCAGGAGACCAAATTAAGATAGGAAATAAAGAAGTTGAAATAACCAATACAGATGCCGAAGGAAGATTAATTTTAGCCGAAGCATTAACTCATCTTTCTATCAAAAAGAACGATATAGTTATTACCGTAGCAACTTTGACAGGGGCTTGTGCTTATGCGTTAGGAGAAAAGGCAACTGCATTTATGACTCCGACCAAAGAGCTGACTAAGAAATATAAAATAGCAGGGGAGAAAGCTGGGGAGCTTTGTTGGCGTTTACCTCTTTGGGATTATTTACAAAAGAAATATTATAACAAAAGAAGAATTCGAAACAGTATTAAGGAAATTAAAGCTGGCACTATAGAAGGAGGCTTATTTATCAAACAATTTGTTCCATTTCCTAAGAATTGGATTCATCTTGATATTGCCTCAAGTGGCTATGATAATGTAAAAAATCGAGCAACTGGTGAGCCTATAAGAACCCTTGTCGAATTTATTAGAAGGATAAAATGACCAAAAAACCAAAGAAAATTTTTACATCTGCGAATATAGAAAAACTATTAAGTAATCGATTTGCTCCTCCAGCTTGGGCATTTTTACCTCAAGTAAGAAATGGAACAGGTTATGCAAGAACAGCTAGAACAGCAGATGCAATTGCAATGAGTCTATATCCTAGTAGGGGATTATATTTAAATGGTTTTGAAATAAAAATATCTCGTAGTGATTGGCTTAATGAATTAAAAAATCCAGACAAAGCAGAGGCAATTGCTAAATATTGTGATTATTGGTGGATTGTAGCTCCAAAAGATATTGTTAAAATTGAAGAATTACCTTCTAATTGGGGTTTAATGATTCCTTTTGGTGCAACAACTAAAATTGTCAAAGAAGCAAAACAATTGAAATCAAAAAATCCTGATAAGCTTTTTTTAGCAGGGGTATTAAGAAAAGCTCAAGAAGTAATTACTCCTACAGCAGAACTAAGAGAAGAACATAAAAAAGGATATGATTTAGGTAAAAATAATACAGAATCCAATTTTAAATGGGAGAAAGATGAACACAAGAAACTTAAACAGACAGTTCTTGAATTTGAACAAGCAAGTGGAGTTAAAATAGATACTTGGCAAGATAGCAAGGAAATTGGAGAAGCTGTTAAATTAGTTTTGAATGGTGAATATCTTAGGATAAAGAAAAATTTACAACGATTACTTAAAAATGCCGAAGACATTGTTATTGATATAAAAGAAAATTTAGGAAAAAAATGAATATAAAAACCATCAAATTAACTAATTTTAAGTGTTTTAAGGGGATTAAATTCGCATTTGACCCAATGACTCTAATTAGAGGGAAAAATGGCGTAGGTAAGACCACAGCCACGCTGGAAGCCCTTTTATATACTCTATATGGCTACACGACCAAAGAATTACTCTCTGATTTGCCTACAAGAGGAGTATCCAAATCTTGTGCTGTAGAAGTAGAATTTACTAGAAATAATCATACTTATATCGTAAAAAGAGCTTATCCTAGCAAGCTTTTTATTATTAAAGACGGTTCAGTAATTAAATTTAATACTACTGCGGAAGGAAATACTTTTTTAACTGAATTAGTAGGGTCAAGGGAATATTTTCAGAAATTTAGAGTTATAGATAAAGCTAAAGAAAGTAATCTTTTAGAGCAAGGTAATGTAGCTTTAAAGAGAATTATCTTTGCAGGTTCGGATGAAATTTTTAATAATATGAGGGTTAGATTATTAGAGATAAAAAGAAAGCGAGAACTCCTTAATAAAGATAGAGTAAAGGTCTCTTCTCATTATCCTTCAGAAAAAAGATTATCAGTGGTGACAAATAAAATGAAGGAATTAGAGGAACAAGAGACAGATTTGATTAAAACTATAAGAGAATTTGAAACTGATTTTCGTAAAACAGAAAGAGAAACAGGGAAATTAGAAAATGAAAAAGTCAATTATAATAATCGGAAAAATATATTAAATCGTCCTAGCAAGAAATGTTATGCTTGTGAACAACTTCTTCCTATTCCTAAAGCTAAAGAAATGTTAGAAGAAGCAAATAAAAAAATCAAAGAAATTAATAATTCTTTAGCAACTAAAAATTCTGAAATAAAAGAAATGAAAGACCTTATAAATTCTCATAGAACTATAAAAGGCAACATTTCCAATAAATTACAAACCTTATTTGAGTTAAGAAATGAATTAGAATCTAGATTAAAGATGAAGGATTTTATTTACACTAATAAAGATGAAGAAATAGTTAAACAAGCGGTGAAAGAATTGGATAATATTTCTTCTTATTATTTAACAAAAACTGTTAAAACTTTAACGCCAATAATAAATTCCATTTTACAAAAAATTAATTTTACAATTTCTTTTAATGTAAATAATAAAGGTAAATTTGCAATTGAATTACAAAAACCCAATGCCATTTATAAATACAAAGACCTTAGTTGCGGTGAAAAAATCATGCTTCAAATTGCTTTTAAATTGGCTATACTTTTACAAAATAACGATACAGGTATTATCGTTGCAGATGAAGGGTTTGCTTCATTAGATGAAGATAATTTGCGACATATCTTAGAAATTTTTGAAGGTCTTCCTTTTCAGCTTTTATTAGTATTGCACCATGCTCCTGATTTAGGAGACAATATAAAAACAATAGATTTAAATAATGAAAAACAAAAGTAAATATAATAATTATAGTAAAAATAAATATTGTAAATGTGGAAAATTGATTACTAATTTTGCAATGGACTGTAGAAAATGTGCCGATAGACAACATAGTTTACAAATGAAAGGGAATAAAAATTCTATGTATGGAAGTAAACGAATAGGTAAGGAAAATCCTTTCTTTGGTAGAAAACATAACGAAAAAACAAAGCAAATAATGAGAAAATTTCGTTTAGGTAAAAAACATACACAAAATACTATTAAAAAAATAAAAAAACACGCTACTAAATATTGGTTAAATAAAAAACGTCCTAAAAAAACTTGTCAAAAAATTAGCAAAACTCGAATAGTTCGTAAGGTTGCTAAAGGGAGAAAAAATCCTCATTTTGGAAAACCAGCTTCTCAAGCAAAAAAGATAATATACAAAAAGATTTTAATGAGAAGTTCTTGGGAAATAGCTTATGCCAAATGGTTAGATAAAAATAATATTAAATGGTCATATGAATCTAAAACTTTTGATTTAGGGAATTCTACTTATACTCCCGATTTTTATTTACCTAAACAAAATAAATATATAGAAATTAAAGGATATTATAGAAAAAGTTTTATCAAAAAATTTCAAAGATTTAAAAAATTATATCCAGAAATCAATATCCAAATTGAGAATAAAAAATTGTTAAAAAAAGAAGGAATAATTTAGATAATGAATAAAATAAAACAAAGATTGGTTTGGTTATTACTATTGTCTACTTCTTTTTTAACATTGTTAATTTTAAATGGATTTAAGTGGAAATATTTTTCGAATCTCTTTAAAAATTACAAACAAGTTCTAAAAAAAGGTAGCAAATATACAGAAGATGGGGACTATTATTTAACTCGTAAAAACTAATGAAACATAAATTAATAAAATATAAAATACAATTAAAACAATTAAATGAAATTATAGAGTATTTTATCAAAAAGAGATTTAAACTATTACAAAAAATAGCTAAAATAAAAAAGAAAGAACCAAGAAAATGAACCAATATTTTGATACAGAACGGATTGTTTGTTTGGCTTGTGGACATATATGGAAACTTAATTCAGATAAACCAATTACTGATGAACAACATTGGAATTGGGTAAGAGATATGCTAAGAGAACATAATGAAATAAAAAAAGGGAAAGATGAATAAATTATTTTTTATAATTGGTATGAGACGTTCTGGAACTTCAATATTGAGAGATTTAATTTCAAAACATCCTCAAGTTGATAAAATTTTATTTGAACCCTATGAACTTTTCCATGCCATTGCAGTGTCTCATTTAGGAAGATATAAAAACGACCCCTATGTTAAAAAAATAATAAACGATTTTCGTAATACCTCTGCAAAATATAAAGGAGCTAAGTTCGCCCTTAATGCTGGAATAGAAGCTATGACTTGGAGAAGATTGGCTTTAGTATTTCCTGAAGCAAAATTTATATTTATTGTTAGAAATGCCGAACAAACTTATAAATCTTGGATAGGACAGGATTTTAATAGTGTAAGAGGTTTATGTTCTAAAGAGTTATATATGGGATTTAGACATCATATAGTAGATAGTTTTGTTCATTTTGAAGAAAAAAATTTAAATAATAGTAGTATGGTATCGTATGAATTTTTAGTAGAAAATCCTGATGAAGAATTAAAAGAAGTATGGAAAATTTTAGGAATTGAACCTATAACTGGATTAAAACAATATATGAAAAAACCTAAAAATTGGAGTAAATAATGAATATATTGGATATTATGTATGAGCCAAATAAAAATAAATATTCTATTTTAGAAGAAAATGGACATAGAAAAGAAATTACAAAAAAAGAATTTTATGAAATTTTAAAATCAAATAAATCAAAGGTAGAATTTACTGGAGAATGGAGTTTATTTATAGGAAGATGGCAACCTTTACATGAAGGGCATATAAAATTAATGAGAACAGTTTTAGATAAAGGAGGGAAAATTTGTATAGGTATTAGAAATACTAAACAGGATGAAAAAAATCCTTATAATGTAAAAGAACGAATTGAAATGATTAAAAAAGTTTTTGATAAAGAAATTAAGGAAAATAAAGTAAAATGGGTATCTTTACCTGATATAAAAGAGATTTGTCATGGCAGAAAAGTAGGTTGGGGTATTACTGAAATAATTTTAGACAAAAAGACTGAAACGATTTCAGCAACAGAAATAAGGAAGCAAAATGAAAAAAAGGAAAATTCATCGTAGAAATTTTAGTTTTCAGGGAATTATTTATAGAATTTTTGTAATTTGTGTAAATGCCTTATTTTTTAAAGTTGGAGCTAAACAAGCCATGCAAAATTATGGAGCATTAGGGGCTTCTTTAATTTGGAACAGTATTAATATGGCATTATACTTTTTTTATCATGGGATATTTTTAAAATTATTTTCTTTAGAAATTAAAACTAAAGGAGCAGTGGTTTGGTTTACTGGACTTCCTTGTTCGGGTAAAACTACTATTGCAGATGCAGTAGCAATTGTATTAAAAAAATTAGGAAAAAACGTGGAAAGATTAGACGGTGATGTTGTCCGTAAAGGGAAATTAAGTGATGATTTAGGCTTTTCACAAGAAGATAGGGATAAAAATATAAATAGAGTAAATTTTGTAAGCAAACTTTTATCAAGAAATGAAACTATAGTTTTAGCTTCTTTTGTTTCTCCTTATCGAAAAGTAAGAGATAAAATAAGAAAAAATGTTATAAATTTTATAGAAGTTTATGTAGATACTTCTTCTGAAGAATGTGCTCGAAGAGATGTTAAAGGAATGTGGAAACTTGCTAAAGAAAAGAAAATAAAAAATTTTACTGGTTATAATGCCCCTTATGAACGACCCTTTAAAAATGAGATTACTGTTTGGACTGAATTAGAAACCATAGAACAAAGCACTCAAAAAGTAATTAATTATCTTAAACAAAAAAAGCTTATATGAAAACTAAATTTTGTAGCAAATGCCATAAGAGAAAAAATATAATAGAATTTCATAAAGATAAAAATAGGAAATACAGAAGACATGCTTATTGTAAAGAATGTAGACAAACTTTTAATATGAAAACTCGTAATAAATTAAGAAAAATAAATAAGAAAATATGTTGTCATTGTAAGCAAATTTTACCTTTAAATGCCTTTTCAAATGATAAATTATCTTTAGATAGTAAAACTTTTATATGCAAAAAATGTAAATATTATGTAGATAAAAAATATCGATTGACAAATAAAGAAAATATTAGAAAAAAGAAGAAAGAATATAAAATAAAAAATAGAACAAAAATATCTTTACATTCAAAAAATTATAATAAAAAGAAATATAAAATAAATTTAAATTTTAGATTGTTAAATATTTTGAGAAGTAGAATATACTTGGCATTAAAAGAAAAACATAAATCGTTGTCAACAATAAAGTTGATAGGTTGTTCCGTTAAAAAATTACGAAAATATTTAGAAAAACAATTTAAAAGAGGAATGACTTGGGGTAATTATGGTTTATATAGTTGGCATATTGACCATATCAAACCATGTGCTTCTTTTGATTTAAGTAAAGTAAATGAACAGCAAAAATGCTTTAATTATAAAAACTTACAGCCCTTATGGGCAAAAGAGAATTTAAGTAAGGGGAAATCATAATGAAATTAATAACGATTGGAGGACACAGAAAATCAGGAACTACCTTGCTTGCTAGTCTTTTGGATGGACATCCTAACCTTTTTGTTTATCCTTATGATTTACATTGGACATACAGTTTTTATCCAGAATATATAAAATCCAAATATTCTAAAAAAGAAAAAATAACGCAAATTACAAATATAATTTTACCAGACCTTTATCAGATTTTAGAAAAATGGGTAAAATATGATAAACAAACAATTCAAAATAAAATAAAACCAGAGATTGAAAGAAGAATTAGAAATTATTTACAAAATAAAAATTCCACAAAAGATTATTTAGATGCACAAATAAAAAGTGTAGTTGCAGTATTAGGTAAAGAACCCAATAACACAATTGTAATAAAAGATACCCATTGTGAAGTTTATGCGAATTTATTATTTAATTTTTATCCAGATTCTAAATTTGTTAATATAATTAGAGACCCTAGAGATAATTTTGCTTCTATTTTAACTGGATGGGATAAACATTATAAAAATCAATACGATAGTAAAGAAAGATTATTAAGAGATTTTATAGATAGGGGGTATTTATGTATGAGAATGGCAAAGGATAATGCGATTAAATTTGGCGTTGGTAAATACATAACCATTCGCTATGAAAATTTAGTGCAATATCCAATACAAGTCATGGCAGAATTATGTCAATGGATAGGAATTAGAGAATCTCTTTTAAATCTTAATCCGACTTTTTGTGGAGTAGAGTGGAAAGGAAATAGTTTTACGAAAACTTACAAAGGAATCAGTAAAAACAGAATTGGTATTTACAAAGAAATATTATCAAAATATCAGAGAAAAGTTATTGAATATTATTTTGGAGACTTAATGGAATCTTTTGGATATGCTCTCGATTATAAAAAAGAAGAATGTGTAAATGCAATTAGAGAACATTATAAATGGCTTAATGCTAATGGATTCCACTCTGGAAAACCTTATAGGAAATATTAATGAAAAAAATTAAAAGAAATATTATATTAACCCCAGCACCAGCTACAACAACTGATACTGTTAAATATGCTCAAGTTGTTCCTGATATTTGTCCAAGAGAAAAAGAATTTGGAGAATTAATGAATAATATTAGACAAGATTTAATAAAAATTATTCATGGAGATAAGAAATATACTTCTATATTATTTACAGCTTCAGGAACTTCAATTATGGATGCTGTTATTAATTCTGTTATTCCTAAAAGTGGGAAATTATTAATTTTAGAAAATGGGGCTTATGGTAAAAGAATAGAACAAATTGCAGAAGCATATAATATAAAATATAAAACTTTAAAAGTTAAATGGGGAACATCTTTAGATTTGAAATATTTAGATGAATATTTAAGTTGTTATTGCAATGCTTTTTCCGCAGTAGCAGTTATTCATCATGAAACAACTACAGGTATTTTAAATGATATTGAAGCTATAGGAAAGATAGTCAAAAAATATAAAAAAGTTTATATTATAGATACTATTTCCAGTTTTGGAGGGATACCTATCAATATTAAAAAAATAAAAGCAGATTATATTATGGGTTCGGCAAATAAATGTTTACAAGGGATGCCTGGTATTTCTTTTGTTATAGCTAAAAAATCTGAATTAAAGAAAATAAAAAATTATTCTGTAAGGTCTTATTATTTAAATCTATGGCGTAATTATGAATATTTTGAAAAGAAAAAACAAACCCCATTTACTCCAGCTATTCAATGTATTTATGCTTTGAAACAAGCATTAAAAGAATATTTTAAAGAGGGAGAAGGTAATAGATGGAAACGCTATCAAAAAAATTGGATAATTTTAAGTATAGGTATGGAAGAATTAGGGTTCGAACCTTATTTAAATTTTGGTTTAGAAAGTAGAATTGTTACTACTTATTATGAACCTAAATCCCCTTATTATAAAAGAAAAAAATTTAATTTTAATAAATTTCATGATAAATTAAAACAAAAAGGCTTTACTATTTATCCTGGAAAATTAACAGATGAAAAAACTTTTAGATTAGGAAATATTGGAGACATAACAAGAAAAGATATTAAAAAATTTTTAAAAGCAGTAAAGAAGGTGAAAAATGATTGTTTTATCTCATAAACAAATAACTTCTTTAAATATCACTTTTAATGAATGTTTAAATGCCATAGTAGATGTTTTAAAAGAACACGCTAAGAAGCGAGTTTTTATGCCATCTAAAGTAAGTATTACTCCTGAAGAAGGGATATTTTTCACATCAATGCCTTCTTATGTTCCGAAATATAATATGTCAGGAATTAAATGGGTAAGTCGTTTTCCCAAAAATAGTAATAAAAATATTCCAAAAGTAATTAGCACTTATTTACTAAATGATATGATTACAGGGCATCCTTTAGCAGTAATGGAAGCTAGTTGGCTTACTGCTATGAGAACAGGAGCAATGGCTGGCTTAACTGCTAAATATTTTGCTATTCAAGAAGCCAAAACCCTTTCAATTATAGGAGCAGGGGTGCAATCAGTAGCTTGTTTACAATTTATAAAATTACTGTGTCCCCAAATTAAGAAAATAAAAATTTATAGATATAAGAATACCACAATTCGATTTATTAAAAGATTTAAATCGTCAAAATTAATTTTTGAAATTTGTTCATCAATTAAAAAAACAATAGAAAATTCTGATATTATTTTAACAGCAACTACTTATGCAGATAAACCTTTTATCAATCCAGAATGGTTGAAACCAGGAATTTTAGCATTACCAATTCATCATAGAGGTTGGGAAAAATGTGCTATGAAATTTGATAAAACTATTACAGATGATAAAAAACAAACTTTATATTATAAATCAAAAGGAGAATTTAGCGGAGGATTACCGACTATTTATGCAGAATTAGGCGAGATTATTTTAGGCAAAATAGCAAGGTCTAATAATAGAGAAAAAATTATAGCTTATAATATAGGAATAGCTATTTGCGACATTGCTTTAGCTAAAATAATATACGAAAAAGCAGTAAAAAAAGGAATTAAAAATCAACTTTTTAATGATTATAAAATAGGATTTTATTTATGAAAAAGAAAATAATAGTATATGCTAATGTAGTATGTGACATGCCTCATAGGGGACATATCGAATTTTTTCGAAAAGCAAAAGCTTTAGGAGATTATCTTATTGTAGGAGTGCATCCTGATAATATAACTCAAGAATATAAAAGAAAACCTATAATGTCTTATGAAGATAGGCTAGAAATTTTAAAGTCAATTAAAGAAATAGATTTGGTAATTAAAGATTGTAGAGATAAAGAATCTCCTACAATATACGAAAATTTAAAAAAATATAATGTCGATATAATAGTTCATGGAGACGATTTCATACCTTCTTATACAAAAAAAGTAGAAGAGATGGGAATAAAACCGATATTAGTTCCTTATTATCCAAATTTATCTACTACTAAATTACTACAAAATATTAGAAGCAAAAATACTCTAAAAAATGCTTTAAAAGAGAAAGAAAAATTAATAATAATATCTGCTAATGATGCAATTACAGCGAAACTAGTAGAACAATATGGATTTGATGGGATTTGGATTTCTTCCTTTGAAACAAGTGCTAGATTAGGATTAGTAGATAATGAAACTATAAATTTAACAGATATGATAAATATAGCTAGACCAATTGTAGAATCTGTAAATATTCCTGTTATAGTGGATGCCGATACAGGATAACAGTTAAAGAATTAGAAAAAATCGGAATATCTGCTGTTTGCATCGAAGATAATATATTTCCAAAATCTAATTCTCTTTGGGGAGACAAAATTCCTATAGCAGGTATGAAATTTTTCGGTGCAAAAATCAAAGCAGGAAAGGATATTCAAAAAACAAAATATTTTTGTATTGTAGCAAGAACAGAAGCTCTCATTAGAGGATATGGCAAAAAAGAAGCTTTAAAAAGAGCCAATTATTATGCAGATTGTGGTGCAGATTTAATTTTAATGCACAGTAGGGATAAAACTGGAAAAGAAGCATTAGAAATTCCTAAATATTGGAAAAGAAATATTCCTTTAATAATTATACCTTCTAAATTCCCACAAATTACAAACAAACAATTATTTAAAGCAGGGTATTCTGTAATAATCTTTGCTAACCAAACTCAAAGAGCCAAAATATTTGGAGTTAAAAAAATATTACAGATATTGAAAACTAAACAAACTGCAAAATCATTGGAAAATTATATAGCAACTTTAGATGAATTTCGTAGTTTAACCCCAATAGAAGAAACAAAAAGAAGAAAATTAAAATATGAATAAAAAATTTGATTTCATAGCAGGAGTGCCTTGTAGCAAATTTAAAGGAATTGTAGATTATAATAAAATTTTAATTTCTACAAGAGAAGATGAAGCGTTAGCTATGGCAGTTGGGGCATATTTGGTTGGGAAAAAATCAATGACTTTTATGCAAAATAGTGGTTTAGGCAATTGTGTAGATGTTATAACTAGTCTTTTGAAACCTTATAATATTTCTATTCCCTTATTGATAAGCGTTAGATATAATCCTGAACATCATAGATTTATGGGTTTAATAACAAAAAAATTATTAAAACTTTTAAATTATAATAATTACAAATTAATAGAGAAAGATAATGACTAGAAAAGAAGCTATAAAAAATATTGTAAAAGCAGTAAAAAAAGGAGATATTATTGTTTCTTCTACAGGTATGACCAGTAGGGAATTATATAATATAAAGGATAGACCTTTAAATTTTTATATTATGGCATCGATGGGTAATACTCTTGCAGTAGGATTGGGAATGGCTCTTAACACTTCTAAAAAAGTTATAGTAATAATAGGAGATGGGGAAGCATTAATGGGATTAGGAAGTTTTATAACTTTAAATAAATTGAAACCAAATAATTTAATAGTTTATGTCTTAAATAATCAAGAACATGCTTCTACAGGTGGACAAATAACTTCTTCTCTTTATTGCAGATTTCAAAGTTTAGCTCCTTTCAATGTTATAAATGTTCCTATAGATAAAGGCAAAGGTAATGCCCTAAGAATCCCATTATCTTGCAAAACAATAAAAGAAAGATTTATGAGGGCTTTAAATGAGTAAGCTTATTGGATTAAAAAATTATCTTTTTAAAATGGCAGATGTATTAAAAAAATATAATGTCGAATTTTTCTTATCTTCTGGAACTCTTTTGGGAGCAATTAGAGATAAAGATTTTATTAAAGGAGATATTGATATTGATATAGGAGTTAAAATTAATTACTTTAAAGATAACAAATTGCTTGCAAAAGTATGTGCAGATTTAAAAAAAGTTAATATTTATCCTCATATAAATTGGAATGATTTTGCTTCTACATGTTTTTTAAATTCTAATAAAATACCTTTGGATATATATTATTATAATAAGAAAGGAAAATATTATAATATTTATTTAAAAGATAAAATAAGTAGATTTCCACAAGAATTTATAGATTCATTAGATAAAATTATTTTTTTAGGTAGAGAATTTAAAATTCCTCATAATCCTGAAAAATATTTAGAATATCTTTATGGTAAAGATTGGAGAATTCCTCAAGTTGGGAAAAAGGGAACAAGTAATAAAATACCTTATAAACATTATACTCTAATAAGTTATCATTCGATTATACCATTATATAGAAAGCAAAAATGAATAAAATTAAGGCAAAACAATTATTATTCAAAGTAATAGAATCTTTAGAAGAAAATAATATCGATTATTTTTTAGAAGCTGGAACATTATTAGGAGCTATAAGAAATAAGGAATTTATTAAATACGATAAAGATATAGATATAGGAACAACTAATAATTTTTTCGATGATTATAATAAATTTCAAGCTTTTTTGGCTTCTTTATATAAGAGAGGTTTAAAAGTTCCTTTAATTAGAGGTAATTGGTCGATTAAAATAAAGGGAGACGATTCTTTACATGTTGATATTGATAGATATTTTTTAAATAAGAAGAAAGATATTTATTATTGTATAGATTTAAGTAAGCAACATATCAGATATTTTCCAATGGAAATAATATCGGAAAGAAATGGGTATACGTTTTTAGGTAAAGAAGTTAAAATACTTTTAAATTACAAATCTTATTTAAATATTTTATATGGTAATGATTGGAAAAAACCAAAAAAGAATTTTTATACTAATAATAATACTCGGAAATATAACTTAAATAAAAGACTTACAATCGAACATATAATAACGGTAGAAAATGAAGAAATATAAACTATTAATATTAGGTTATCCAGTAAAAAATAAGAAACAAATTAATTTATGTTTTTCAATGCTTACTTATGGATTGGAACAAGCTTTTAAACAAATGGGGCATGTCACTTTAATCGAAAGCGATTATTTTACAAAGACTAATAAAAATTATAGTGGACTTTCAATGCCAAAATTAGATTTATCAAAAATACCAAATGTAGATTTTATTATAGTAATAAACTATCATCCTTTCTTTACTCAAGAAAATATATCGTTATTAAAGAAGAAATGTAAAAAAGTTATATCATTCTTAGAAATAGGAGAATTATCGGATTTTTCTTTTATGTTCAAAAATACTTCTTTCAAACAGGATAAAGATAAAACAGAAATAATTTCAGCCCCTTATATTTCTAATTTTTATTCTAATGTTCCAAAAGAATCTAAGTCGATTTTATTAGACCATATATATTTAAATGCTTGGAAAAATGATAAAATCAACCATTATGCTTGGTCAAAAAGAATTTGGACTTGGCTGGAAGAAATAAAAAATGAATATAAAATATATAGTTTAATTTCTCGTTCTATAGAATTGAAATGCGGTAATCCAAAAGAAGAACATTTAAAAACATTACCTAAATGGATTATTCCTATACAAGCGACTAACTATATCGATTATTTAAAGAAAACTCAAACAATGGAAACTTTTATAGTTACCCATGTGGGCAGTTATAATTTTAGTGTAATTGACATGTTAGTAAGAGGTATAAGGGTATTAAGTCCTGTTGAAGCAATACCTAAATTTAATATCGATAGATTTAATATTCCAATTTTTAATAATAGAATAGAATTATTGAGACTAATCAATGCTCCAATAAACAAAGACAAATGGAATAACCAAATACAAAAATGCACAGGTATGAAAAAAGTAGTTTCTATTATAGACAATAAAATTCAAGGATGGTTAAATGAAAAATAGAAAACCCACATGTTCAATAATAATACCTTCTTTTAAAAGGGCACATTTACTAAAGTGGGGATTATATTCTTTATCTCAACAAAAATGTTCTTATTCTTTTGAAATTATAATTTTAAATGATGGAATTCCTGATGATACGGAAAAGGTATGTAAGCTATATGAAAACAAGTTAAATATTAAATATATTTTTACAGGACAAAGAAATTTAAAAGATACTACTTTTTGGAGATGTCCAGGTTATGCAATAAATATAGGAGTTAAACAAGCTAAAGGTAAATATATTATTTTAACCTGTCCCGAAATTTTTCATTTAGATAACCACGCCATTGAAAAAGTAATTAAAAATTTGATAAAAAAGAAAAAAAAACTAGTTAAAACTTTTGGTAAAGATGATAGAAAAGGTTTATTTTTAGAATATATCGAAAATACTAAAGGAGAAATAATAGATAAATCTAAAGTAAATTCTTTAAGAGGATTACAAACTCATCTTCCTTTCTTTTTGGGAATAAATAAAAAAGATTATTTGAATATTGGAGGATATGATGAAGGTTTTATTGGTTGGGCTTACGACGATACCGATTTCATTGCAAGATTAAAAAGATATGGATGTAGTTATATAAAAATAAATTCTACAATTATTCATTTATATCATCCTCGTCATAGAATAGGATTAAAAAGTATTATGCAATTATATCATTATAACAAAGATTTATATAAGAAACATGAAAAAGAAGGGGTTATATTTGCTAATGTTGGAAAAGATTGGGGACAAATAAAAGACAGTAAAGATAACAAAAAATTAGTAAAACTGTATACAGAAAGAGAAATGAAATGGAATTTAAAAAAGATACCTAAAATAGCCCATTTTTATTGGGGAGAAGAAAAACTTCCCTTTCTTAGATATTTAACAGTATATTCTTTTATTAAATTTAATCCAGATTGGAAAATAAAATTTTACGTCCCGAAATTTCCTACTAAACAAAAGACCTGGAAAACTAACGAACAAAAATATCAATTAACAGGAACTGATTATTTTTCTAAGTTAAAAGATTTAGGGATAAAAATTTATCCTGTAGATATGAGAAATATAGGAGTAACCAATAAGATTTCAGAAGTGCATAAATCGGATTTTTTAAGATGGCATTTATTGTCATCTGTTGGAGGGCTTTGGTCAGATATGGATATAATATATTTTGAATCTATGAAACAAATGAAAATTAATAAGGAAAATTTTAATCAAACTGACACTGTTGTTTGTATAGGAAAAGATTATGGACATTCTATAGGATTTATGCTATCTTCTCCTAAAAATAAATATTTTAAGTATATTTATAAACAAGCTCGTAAAAGATTTGACCCTCTTAATTATCAAGGTATAGGAGTTAAATTATTAAATAGTCAGTTTTCTTCTACTGAAGCTATAAACAAAATGTTTCCAGTGTTATTTCCTAAAAATATTCCAGAATCTACAGTTTATCCTTATAATGCCACTAAAATAAATGAAATATATACAGAGCCTAATTTATGTAGAATAACAGAAGATACTATAGGATTACATTGGTATGCTGGACATCCTTTAGCTGGTAGAATGGTAAATAAAGTTTGTGAAGAAAATTGGCAAAAATTTGATAAAGTTATAGGTTTAAGTATGAGAAAAGTGTTAGACGATAAATTTAATGGGAGAGATTAATTATGAAAATAATTACAATTTTAGGAACTAGACCCGAAATTATCAGGCTTTCTCGGATTATACCTAAACTTGATAAAGTTTGTAAACATATTTTAGTGCATACAGGACAAAACTATGATAAAAATCTTAGCGATATTTTCTTTAGGGATTTAGGTCTAAGACAACCTGATTATTATTTGGGAGCTAAAGGAAGTATGGGCGAACAAATCGCTACAATTCTGCGAGAAGTTGAGAAGATATTTATGAAAGAGAAGCCAGATAAAGTTTTGGTATTGGGTGATACAAATTCAGGATTATCTACAATTATAGCAGAAAGAATGAAAATACCCTGTTTACATATGGAAGCTGGTAATAGGGCAGGGGAACGCATACCAGAGGAGATAAATAGGCATATTATAGATAGTGTATGCACTATTAATGCCCCATATACCGATAAATCTAAAGAAAATTTATTACGAGAAGGATTCAATCCTAAAAAAATAGTGGTATCAGGAAATCCGATATTAGAAGTAATTAACTACTATAAGCCACAAATCGATAAAAGCAATATATTAGAACAGTTGAATTTAAAAGCTAAACAATATATGCTTGTTACTGTGCATCGTCAAGAAAATGTCGATGATGTAAAAAGATTTAATAAGATAGTTCAAGCATATAATTCGATAGCTGAAACAGGTATACAAGTTATTATTTCAACACATCCTCGCACTCGAAGTAAAATGAATAATTTAAAAATTAAAATACATCCAAATGTGAGATTTTTAGAACCTTTTGGATTTTTTGATTTTATTACTCTTGAAAAAAATGCTAAAGTTATATTAACCGATAGCGGAACTGTTCAAGAAGAAGCTTGTATATTGCATATTCCTTGTGTTATAACAAGAAAAGCAACTGAAAGAATGGAAACTATTGAATGTGGAGCTACTATTTTGGCTGGAATAGAAAGTAAAAATATTTATGAAAGTTATAAGCAAGCAATGGAGATGAATATAAATTGGATAGCACCTAAAGAATATTTGGATGAAGATGTAAGTGATAAAATTATTAATTATCTTTCAAATAAATGGGAATATTAAGATGAAAAGAAAAAAATGCACTTGTTGCAGAAAATTAAAAAAGTTATCCCAATTTTCTATTCGTAAACAAAATAAAGATAATCATGATTCTTGGTGTCAAGAATGTTATAGAATAAAAAGTAGGGAATATGGTAAAAAACATTTAAAACAAAAATTAGAATATAACAAAAAATGGAGGAAAGAAAATTCAGAAAAATATCATAAATCAAATAAAGATTATTACGCTAAAAATAAAAAAATAATGAATAAAAGAGTTAAATTATGGAAAATAAATAATTCGAAAAAAGTTAAAAAATGGAGAATAAAAGATTATAAATATAGAATAAATAATGATATAAGTTGGAAAATATTACGGAATTTACGAACCAGAATACATCATGCTTTAGTTCGTGAAACTAAAAGTAAACCGACAATAAAATTATTAAACTGTTCTATAAAAAAATTAAAATATTATATACAAAAACAATTCAAAAAAGACATGACTTGGAATAATTATGGTAAATGGCATATAGACCATATTAGACCTTGTGCTAGTTTTGATTTATCTAAACCTGAAGAACAAAGAAAATGTTTTAATTATAAAAATTTACAGCCATTATGGGGTAAAGAAAATCAATCAAAAGGGGCAAAATATGAAAAATAATTTATTTAAAAATAAAAGAATTTTAATTGTCGGAGGCACTGGGAGTTGGGGATATTGTTTAACTAAAAAACTTTTGAATTTAGAACCATCTCAAATAGTAATATTTTCAAGAAACGAATTTAATCAGGTAAAAATGGCAAGGTTCTATAATAATAATAAATTGAAATTTATTATAGGAGATGTTAGAGATTTCGAAGCTATTAATAACGCTTGTAAAAATATAGATATGGTTTTTCATTTGGGAGCATTGAAACATGTAATTTTATGTGAAAAATTTCCAAACGAAGCGATTAAGACCAATATTATAGGAACTGAAAATGTAATAAAAGCTTCTATTAATAACAATATAAAGAGAGTAATAGATGTATCTTCGGACAAAGCTTGCGAACCAGTGCAAGTTTATGGAGCTACTAAATTAATAGGAGAACGATTAATTATACATGCTAGCACTTCACAATCCAATACCAAATTTATGGTTATTCGTTCAGGTAATGTATTAGGTTCGGCAGGGTCTATTTTGGAGTTTTGGATAAACCATGCAAAAAATAAGAAAGCGATTCCTTTAACTAATCCTTCAATGACTAGATATTTTTTAACCCTATCCCAAGCAATAGATTTACTTTTTGTTGCAATAAATTCAGATATTAACGGAGGTAAATTCGTTATGAAAATGCCAGCTTTAAAATTAATAAATCTTGCAGAAGTTATTAATGAATACTATAATAATAAAGCTGGTGTTAAAATTATAGGCATTAAACAAGGGGAAAAAATTCATGAAAGCTTGGTTTCGAAGCACGAATCTTTAAATACTTTCATATATAACGATAATTATTATTTGATTATGGATAACCCTACTCATGATACAGTAAATTATTATAAAAAAGTAACTTTTAAAGAATATAATTCAGCTACTAATTTAATGACTAAAGAAGAGATTAAAGAATTACTTAAAAGGGGAGGATATTTAAAATGAAAAAAATAAGACCGATTCCATATCGACCATTAGGTAAATTAATTATATCAGCAACAGGATTACGGAAAATGGCTAATGCTCTCCAGAAAAAACATAAAACCAAAGGAGATGTTTTGGTAAATGCTTATGTAGAATATTGGATGGAGAAAAATAAAGCCAAATATACTATAGGGATTAAAATTTAGTGAATAAAAAGAAAATTCTTATTATCGGTAGCAGGGGTATGGCTGGTCATACTATCTTTAAATATTTGAGGTCGTTAAATAAATATTATTTAATAGATATAGCTCGACAAAAATTAACTCCTAACACATTGTCGATAGATGTTAAGAAACAGCCGAATTATCTGAGACGTGTAATCGAAAATTCTCAACCTGACGTAATAATTAACTGTATAGGAATATTAGTAGATGCTTGTAATAAAGACCCTGAAAATGCTATCTGGATTAATTCTTATTTCCCTTATTATCTCGCTAAAATTACCGCAAACACAAAGACGAAAATCATTCATCTTTCAACAGATTGCGTTTTTGATGGTCAATTTCAAGGTAAATATACAGAAAAAGACCTACCAACTGAAACCAATCTTTATGGAAGAACTAAAGCAATGGGTGAGATTAATAACGATAAAGATTTAACATTGAGATTGTCTATTATAGGAGATGAATTAAAAGAGAATGGCACTGGGTTATTTAATTGGTTTATGAAACAAAAAGGAAATGTTTATGGATATGCTAGAGTAATTTGGGACGGAATTACAACTCTCGAACTTGCCAAACAATTGGATAAAATTATTAATACCAAATTAACAGGGCTTTATCATCTTGCTCCTGATTTTAATATAAGCAAATTTAATTTATTAGCAAAAATAAATAGAATATGGGATAGAAAAGACGTTTTAGTTATTCCGAGATTTAAAGTTCAACAAAATAAAACTTTGGTTAATAATCGTAAAGAAGAATATGACCCTAAAATACCTGATTATGAAACTCAATTAATAGAAATGAAGGAATTTATTGAAAGGAAAGAAAAATGAATAATTTTGGTTATATGAATATAAAGACAAATTTATTAGAAAGAAGCAAAAGAATACTTAACAAAGTTGTTAATAGTAGAAATAATGGAAAATTTGCAAGCGGTTGGAAAAGAGAAGGTTTTTCTACAATTCAAGATTGGGCTAAAAAAGAAATTTCTTTAATAGATTGGGAATTAGAAACAAGAAAGAGATATTTTAATAATGAATAAAATCAGATTTCCTCGTCGAGAAAATCAAAGATACTATAGGTATCACTATACTTTTCTTCTTAACGTATTCAAAGAAGCTGGAATTAATGTTCAATTATGCCCTTCTACAGAATTAGATACTACTAGATTCACTATAAATATTGATGGGGAAAATGTTTGCATAGATTTTTCAGACCATACTGAATTATATAAAGACCATAAAAAATATAAACATTATTTTAAATATCATTATACCGAAGGGCTACACGAAAAATATTCTAATGTATATCCTTTAAGTCCTATTAGTTTTTTAAATTGGGATAATTATTTCTTTAATGATATTAAATATACTTGTAATAATAATATTATTTTAAATAATCAAAGACCTTATGCTGGTGCTTTAGAAAGACGTAGAAAAGTGCAACACTTATTAAAAAGTGCGTATAAATGGAGAAATCTAGATTTTAAATTAACTGACCAAAAAACTTATTGGGAAAAAATTAATAATTGTTTGGTTCATGTCTTCGTGCCAGGTGCAAGAAATGATATGCTAGATAGAGGACAATTTCAGTATATGGCATTTGGTTGTTGCACAATTTCTCCCATATTAAAAACAAAATTACCTTACAGTCAAGAGTTAGTGCCAGGTTATCATTATATCGAGATTAAACCTGATTATTCTGATTTAATAGAAAAAATAGAATGGTGCAAAACTCATAGGAAGGAATGTATTAAAATAGGACAGAACGCTAAATATTTATTTACAGCATTTTGTAGACCTGCTAAGATAGTTAGATGGATGGAGCTATGTTTAAACAAATGACAATACCAATTATAATATCATATTTTACTCGTAATACTCCATATGAGAAGGTAATGAATACTCATTTACTTCCTTCATTAAAAAAGTTTGATTTACCCTATGATATTGAGGCTGTAGAGGACTTCGGTAACTGGCAGAAGAATACGTCCTATAAAGCCCAATTCGTGTTCCAGAAGCTCTTACAGCACCAAAGAACAGTGGTTTTTATCGACTCTGATGCCACTATAGAACAATATCCCTCTTTATTCACCCAAATACCTCCTGAATTCGATATAGCGTGCCATTACCAAAATTATATATTACAATGGAGAGGAAGAACAGATGGTAAAAGATTTGACCTATTAAGTGGGACTTTAATGTTTCGTTATAATGAGAAAGTCTTATCTTTAGTTCGTAAATGGATAGAAAGGACTAAAACTTCTAATAAGTGGGAGCAAATTATTTTGCAGAAGTTGACCGAAGAAAATAAAGATATAAAAATATTTTCACTCCCTGTTACGTATTGCACAGTAAATACACATAAAAATGAAATACCTTCTTATATTAAAAAAGAAGAAGTTGTAATAAGACACTGGCAAGCTAGTAGGAAATATAAATCAAGAAGAAAAGGAGATTGGACAAAGAAATGAATAAACCCATACAGTGCATAATTCTAGGTGGAGGTTCAAGTATCCAGGAAGGGATAAAGAAAAATCTATGGTCTCGTATTAAAAATAAATTCGTTATAGGTATAAATTATTCTTATCATCATTTTACCAATCCTACTTTTCAAGTTTATCTTGATTATAAATTTTATAATGGAAATAAAAAAGATGTTGATAATCTTCCTCTAATAATAACAAAACCAGGCAAACAATTACCTTCAAATACTATTCAAATTAAAACAATGTCCAATTACAAAAGAGATATTAGACAAGGTTGTTATAAAGGAAGTTTAAGTGGAATTTATGCGGTTTCATTAGGAATTTATTTACTTGATGTAGGGGAGATTTTTCTTTTAGGATATGATTTTTGTGGAATAGGAAAAGACAAAAAAGGTAGAGCAAAGACACATTATTATGAAAATATTGAACATAGAGGTAGGGGAAAAGTTAATTATTATAGTAATAAAACCAGATGGAATAAAGATTTTGCTCCATTTATAAATGAAAAAAAAGTTAAAATTTATAATGTAAGTTTACAATCTAAAATCACAAATTTCCCTAAAATTTCATATGACCAGTTCTTTAAAATGTTAAATGGGCAGGGGTTTGACCAAAAACAGTTAAGACAATATATTAAGGAAAAATTAAAATGATTCGTAAAGGTAATATTTTATTAATCGCAAATAAATTCGACCCTATTAGTTATATTATCAAATATTTTACTCATAGTAAATGGTCACATGCTTGTTGGTGTCTAAATGAATCTAAAATATTAGAATCAAGAACAAGTGGGATTATTATTACTCCTATTAAAAAATATTTGAATAAAAAAATTTATAAAACTAAATTATTATCTCTCAAAGGAATATCAAAAGATAAAATAAAAAACGCTATGAAAACAGGATTAAATTATGAAAGAGGGAGAAGTTATTTCCAATTTCTTTGGACATTAGTATTAATAGGATTTGGATATGCAAGAAGAAGACCTATAATGAGTTGTTCGGGATTAATTGCTAACTGTTTAAGTCAGGTAGGGTTTTATTTCAAACAATATAAGAATCCGCTTTTAATTACTCCAGCCGATATTGACCAATCTAAACATACAATTAATATAACTGCTAAAGAATTATAAAAAAGAATTAAATTATTATAATCCTTCTTCTCCTTTTATTGCGGTAGGAATTAAAGGAATAACAGAAGGAAGATTAGCTACTGGTTCAAATCCAAAATATTGCGAATGGAATCCCTTGTCATGACTCCAATTATAAGAATCGATAGTTGCAGAATAATATCTATTTGAATCTCCTCTAGGCATATCATAGTTAATTACTGGAGTTTTAATTTCATTATAACTACTAGGAACATTATAATAATTAATAATTATATAACAGCCCTTATCTATATAACTGGTTTTTTGTTCTTCAGTTAAATCTAAAACTATATAGCCACTAGCATACCATTTTTTGACAGGAATTTCTTTAGCATAAAGAACTACATCGGCATTAGCGATATTAATTGTTATCCTATCTCCAAGTTGTCCACCACTAAAATAAATATAATTATTATTAACTGCAAAAATTTTATCTTGATTAGTATAATTTCCTAAATCTGCATATTCTACCCTGTCCCATGTATTACCCTGTATTGTCAATTTTACTGATTTATCAATCGTGTCAGGTTTTAGATATAATTGAAATGATATTTTTTTAACTCCTGTTGTATAACTGTGTTTTTCTTCAGCAATAAAATCTACTCCATCCTCTTTTGCTAATAAATAACTGTTTCCGAATTTAATATCTACCCATTGAGTGTAAAAACCTAAAGGGTCATATATAGTTTCCATTACTTCTTGGGTAATATTGATATTAAATTTCAAATCTGAATTTTCGGTTAGCACTCTTGTTAATTCTAGCTTTTTCTTTTTTGATAGTAATTTTCGGGTTCTTTCTTCGGCAGTATCTGTATTTGATAAGCTCCAATTAGTAGGAACAAGAATAGAATGATTTCCTGTTATATTTGTTCCTTGAAGAGAAATAGATTCTAAATAACTATTTCCTCCTATTTGGTCAAGTGCACAAGGAAGCATTGGAGGGCTCACTAATGCGGAGTTGTCCATTTTTCTTTCATGAAATCCGTCTTCAATTATACCAGAAGATTGTGTTAAAGGAGAGACTTGATTACGAAAATAATATTCCCAAGTTCCCCCACATTCTGAACGAGTAGCTTGTGATAATTTTCCTGAAGTAGAACTATCTTCAAGAAAACCACAAGATTTTATTTTTGGTTGAGAAAATTTTTCAAAAGTATCTCTGTCTATCACACAAGGATAACCATAAGTTTCATCAACTAAAGTAGGGATTATATTAAATTCTTGTAATTCATAACTTTCTATTTGACCTATATCTGCGGAGGGGTCTGGATAAACAGCAACATCCATCATAAAAGTATTGTAATTATTATAAGAACGATAAGCGTTCATTCCTTGTCGTCTATGACTTCCCCTCGTTCCTAACCATTCATACCAAAAACTTCCAAGTTTAACTTGTTGATAACTGCCATGAGGTTGTTCGCCTCCTACAGTTCTTAATTCGTATTGGTCTGCATCATATTCGTGATATGCACCACAACTATCTTCTTCTTGATAATTTATACTCCAACTATTGAAACCCTGCCAATAAAAGAATTCTTGTTGACAACTAAGAGCATAACAAGCAACAATTAAATCATTATTATAAACTGTATTAGCATTAATAAATCTATTCACAAGAAGCATAGTAGGGGCAACAGAAAGATAATGCCTTAAATCTTCTATATGAACAGCCTTTATATATACACGTTTTCGAGTTTCTAAATTAGGGTCATGCCAATCTAATTGATGATTATTTTCGTTATATTCATTACCTTCTTCATCATAATTAAAATATTGTTCTTTAGTCTGACCAGTAATCTCTAATATTTTTTCTGTAGATTCTCGCAATTCCAATATATGAGACTTATACATATCAATAAAACGACTTACATTTGTATTTATTTTAGTAAAAGTTGTCCTTTTTCCTATAGGAATTCCAACACTTATTTCTTGTTCTTTTCGGAGGTCTTGTAATTCTGTGATATGAATAGGTTTAATATAAGTAACCCCTTTATAATTTTCTCCAGCTTGACCTTTTGGAGTTCTTATTGGGTCATCGATATAACTGGGGGGGTCTAATTTAGAAAAACAGCGTGGACAACGTTTCTCTTCAGCCATTTCCGATTCCTTTCTTTAAATTCTCTTTCGCCCATAGGGGCTGTAAATTCTTATAATTAAAGCATTTTTGCTGTTTATTTTCTTTACTTAAATCGAAAGAAGCACAAGGTATTTTATGGTCTATATGCCAACCATATAGACCATAGTTACTCCAATTCATACCTTTTTTAAATTGATTTTGTAAATGTTGTTTTAATTGTATTATAGTGCATCCTATTAATTTTTCGGTTTTAATAGATTTCATATTATTTTTTAAAGCAATATTTACTCTACTTCTTAAATTTGCAAGAATTTTAATATTTATATTATTCTTTCTTCTTTCTCTTGCATATTTATTAATTTCTTTTTTATTATTTTTACGCTGTTTTTTACGTTGTTCTTTTATTTTATCAAGATTTTTTTCATAATATTTTTTATGTTTTTTTTGGATTTCTGTTCTATTTTTTTGATAATATATTTTACCGACTTTCCCTAAACATTTTTTACAACAATAACAATAATTATCTTTTCTTGATTTATCAATGGAAAATTTATCGATATTTTTCTTTATATAACATTTAGTGCAAATTTTCATTATCTTTTTATTTTTCTTATTAGTCCTTATAGATTGCATAATGTTTCCAAGTTTTACTAATTCCATCAAAAACCTTATCGACATTATCCCAATAATCAAAATTCCCGATTTTTGAATGAGGATTTTTTATACCATTTTCCACTATTTCTGATAATTCTTCCATTCTAGCCAGTAAAAATTCATTTTGTTTTTTTAACAATTCCAATTGTTTCTTTATTGTCATACTAACTTCCTCCTCTATTCCCCATGACTAGGAATACTTACGCTACGTTTAAAGTATCTTCCATTTTCTAATTCTAAGGATACTTTCCAATTTGATAGATTATAGGAAATGGAAACAATATTTAACGGATTATTTATAATTCCATCTATCATAATTCTTTTAGATAAATTTATATCATAAAAACAAATAGTATCTAATGTTAATTCTATATTACCCTTTGTTTTTATATCACAGTTTTTACTTAGTTGCCAATTCGCATAATCTTTGGCAAAATCTGTATCGTCCCATGAAGGGACATAGGTATATTCACTAGGATTGCCATTCGAATCTCTAGCAGAAACATACCATCCTCCATTTTGAATATTTAGTCCAGACAAACTCAAATCATCTAAAATGGTCTCTGAATAATCTCCGCACTTTGTAGTGAAAAACATTAAAGGATTGGATACATCACTTGAGGGGTCGTCTCCTGGGTCTTCTGTGCGAGAATAATATTGTTTTTTATATATGGCAACAGTGACTATAGGTTTTCTAATCGCTATTTTTTTACCAGTATCGTCTGTCTGGTAAAAATAAATTCTTTCATTAAATGTTAATTCTCCTTTTTCATAATCTATGGTAAAACCTTCTGTTAATTCTAATTCAGTGGGGTTAGTTCCTATCGACGATAATGTTAAAGGAACAGAACTTTTCCAATTACCAACAAAAGGAATACGAATAGTAACTCTTGGGGCAAATCTATCTGACCAATTTTCCAAATTTGGGTCTAAACCAAATAAATCATATTTAATAAACACATCTTTATATAAATCATTTTCGTCAATAGGATGATTAAATACTCCACTTGTTCCTACTTGAGGAATAATATCTCCATTATTATCTATATGAGCAGGTTCATAATCATCTGTTGCTAATCTTGCGTAATTTTCTCCCCCGAAATTATCCCATGCAGAAAAACAAGTGCTTCTATATTGGAAAAATTTATAACCAGCATATGTTTTTGTTCCTCCAGAATCATTAAATCTTCTAACAGTTTGATTTCCCATTTGAACTCTGAATTTATTTACTATTTTTTCTATAGAGTCACTAAAAGAATGTTTTATTACTTGATATAATCCTAAATTTTTTCCTATTTCTTGTTTTTCTAAATTAATTATATCGCCTTGTCCTGATACCCACAATTTTTTACTATTATCTGTCTCATAAAACCAACCATAATTTCCAGCATTAGATACTAAATGTGAAATACAGTCAGATTCACCAGTTCCAAATAAGTTCTCAGTTTGTGGTATGAAATTTCCAATCCCAAAACTTGCTCCGCAAGCAGACAATCCTTCTGATATGGTATTATAATAAAGTTCTTGATTATCTGTAGGCTTATGACCCACAGAAAAATATTTTTTGGTTTTATTTTGTTTCCAATATTTATCTTGACAACTGATTTTTATAGAATCTGGACTATCTGTTGGATTAATTTGAGTAATATATCCTTTATATAAAGTCCAAATATGATATTTAATTTCAACTACAGATTCTTGAGTGGGTTTTGTATTATCATAAGGTCTACCTAAAACAAATTCTGCTGTATGGGAAGTATTGATAGATTTTGATATTGTAATACTATTTACATCTACATCGGTTTGTTCTACACTATCTATATAAAGTCTTATATAAGTCTTGCCTAAAGAAATAAAACCTGCATCGCCAGCAACTTGCCATGACTTTAAAAATCTAATATCATTAGTAATGTCGGATTTATTTTCTGCCAAAGTTCTAATGTCATTAGTAATGTCGTTTATTTCAGATTTACAAAAAGAAATTATATTATTGATATATTTTCTTATTGTAAATATTAAAGTAGTAACTATACTATCCGAAAGAAAAGTAGTATCTTTTAAATTACTGCGAATAACAAATTCATAGTCTTCATTAAGGGCTAAACCTTCATCTTCTTCGGAAGTATATCCTTTTAGGATTTCATCTGAAAGAGTAAGAGTATCTGATAATCGTTTAGTTTCTTTGGGAATATTAGCTACGATTTTATCTGAAAGAGTAAGAGTATCTGATAAATAAAGCTGTTCTGTTGGTAGTAAGTTTAAGTTTTTTATATATCCTGTGTAAGTGCTTCCACTACCGCTTCCACCAAGCCTTTGTAAGCAAAAAAGATAACGAAAATCTACTTTTTCATGTAAATCTAATTGTAAAGTGTCTAATAAATTTGTTCTATTAATATCGTCGTAAATATAACAATAAAGTCTTCCATAATCTCCAATGGATTCATCTCGTTCTATAGTTAAATAATAATCCGTAGATTCTGAATAATTACCAGAATCGTCATATTCATTACTATCATTTCGTTCATAAAGTGTAATTAATTTATTACCCCCATAATTCCTTAAAGCTATTCCTAATCCATCAACACAACTTTTAAAATCGGTAATAGCATTAGTTAATGACCAAATGATAGCTCGTCCATAACCTCCAGTATCGGCAGAAATGTTTACTTGTATTTGATGAAATAAATCTTCATCAAAATAATCTAAAGTAAAATCTTTATAAACCCAAGTATTTGCTCCATTATCTAAAGTATCAAAAGAACAAGTGTCTGAAGTAATAGTCAAGTCACTATTAGGGTCTACTTTTGTATATGTAGTTAAATTCTCATAAGCCATTTAAAATATTTCACCACCTTAATTATTTATAGTTAGTTTTTATTTATATTATGAAACAGTTATTGTAATTTTTACATATAAATCAGTATCAACATCAACATTTTTTGCTGTAAACTTAAATCTATCCAATAAAGTATCTCCTGTTTCAGTAGCATTATCTCCAACTCCAGCTTCAGTTATAGCATATTCTTCACCTGTTCCAAAAGTAAAAGTGTTTTCAAATGTAACTTTATAACTTGCTTCATAAGCAACTGTCGCCAAAGCTCTATCTACTTCTGTCTGGAGAGAAGTATCTGTAGCTTGAGCAGTTGCAGTTCCTGTTCCTATACCAATATAATTAAAACCTGTTAAACCAGTTCCAATTCCTTCACCAATAAGTTTTGCAACTCTTTCTTTACCAGAATTAACAATTATATTTTTAACTTCTTCCCTATCTACAATTGAACCATCTTTTCTTCTAGTTTCAATTATAGCATTTCCTCTTAACTTAATTCCGTCTTTCATTTAGTTTGCCTCCTTTTATTTCCATCCTTCAAAATTTAATTTCTTTATCCATTTATTTTCTTCTTTATAAATTGTCCTTTTAATATCTCCTATTTCATGTTTTGAATTTTTAAATAAAGCTATCTTATAAGTAGTTATAAAACCCTTTTTTTTCCCCATAATATAAACAAATTCAATTCTTTTTTTACCTTTGGTTTTTCCATGAATATCTTCTGTTACCTCAATCATTTGATAATATTTTTCATAACCTTCTAAACAAAGTCTATTACCATCTGGTAAAGTATAAAAGATACGTTTTATTTTTTTATTAGGAATATCACTCCACTTAGTATTATGATAATCTCCACCAACGAAAATGGATTTATCTTCAAATATAATATTATAAAGTATAAATTTTTTCATTTTTACTCCTTTTTATAGGTAAGTATATCTTACTGTTAATACAAAAGTTTCAACTGCTGGAGTATCGTAATTGGCTGGAATTACTATAGCTAAATTTGCATATAATTCGGTAGTTTCGCCTGTTGCAGGAGCATTTAACGCCCCATTTCCGTTATTTAATAATAACACATCTGTTCCTGCTATTGATGCAACTGCTGTTCCTTCCCAACCAGCTCCAGGGTCTCCCAAAGTTGTGCAAACTGCTTTTACAAAAGAATCTTCCCCTGTTTCTACGCCAAGCACGTTTTTATCAACAGAATTATGATTAGAATCATCCCACGCTTCTAATTGAGGTTCAGTAGCAGTTGCCCCATCAAAAGAAAAAGCAAATACATATCGTTTATTTTCACCCATACCTTCTACTTCTTCAAGAATACCGTTTCCACCATCTCCATCATAATCAAACAGTAAACAATGTGCCACTTTAACATCGGCATCTGTAATAATAGTAGAAGCTTGATTTAATTCATCTTGACTAGGTTCAGCTTCTCCAGCTTTAACATCATCACTACCAGCAGTCCAAATTAGATAATCATTAATTAAATCTACATCTATATAGTCTGCTCCAGTTTCTCCATAAGATATATCAGGGTCTCCTTTATTCACTCTAAAAGTTAAGTTTGTTGCCATAAATATTTCTCCTTATTTTAAAATATTTTCTTTTCTTAATTTTTCCTTTAATAAGCAATAACCAAAAAATCAATCTCATAATCCTGACTTGAAGTGCGAAAACTCTTCGGGAAGCGGATTTCAGAATTTCTAAAAACAGTATACGACCAATCATTTATCCACGAAACTCCTTCTAGATGTTTCATAGTTAAAGTTGCAGTATCAGTTGTAATTGCAGTTCTCATTTCATTAATAAGAGTTGTTAAATCTTTATATCCATCGGCATCTATTAATTTACCTCTAACAGTAATCACTTGCGATTTTTTTCCACCTTTAATTCTGATACTTCCATCTCCCCTAGTTCCTTTGATTATAATATCTTTTGAAGCAGGTTCAGGGTCGGATACTTGTTGAACATAATTAAATACATATTCTACAGCCCCTGTTATTTGTTCTTTAAATGTTATTCTTACTGTATAATCAGCCATTTTTATTTCTCCTTATAAGGATTGTAATCCTTCATCTATACGTTTTTTAATATCTTGACTATCGAGCATGTTTTTTAATTTTTCTTTGACTTGTTTTCCAGCTTCTTCTGCGATGTCTTCGCTAGTAGGGACTTCTATATGAATATCCCCAAGAGATATGGTTATTCCTGCTTTAGCAAATTGTGCTTGTATTTTTCGTCTTTCTTCATAATTCTCATAACCTGATTTTTCCCATACTCCAGGTCTCGTTTTTCCTAAACCTTGTTCTACCATAAAATTTTCTAAGTTCAACTCTGATATTTTTCGTTGTCCTTCTTCTAGCCAATTTTGCCAAAAAAGTTTAGGGGTATCTACTGCAAATGTTTGTGCAATTTCTTTAAAAGTTCTTTCTTCCATATCTTCTAAAGCTATAGGTTTAACAGGTTTTTCTCCTTCTGAAGCTCCTTTTCTTACCCATTCATAATATTCCTCTTTATATTTTGCAAGGGCTTCAGTTCTGGCTTCCCATACATCAGGAGAAATATATTTATCCAAATCAAATTCTCTTCTTAAACTTTCGCCCATTGCTCTCTTTTGTCTAGCAGAAAAATGTTGCCAGAATTTATCAATTACAGTAAAATCTAATGGGTCTTTTATAGCTCTACCTAATTCACCAGGAGTCATTTTTACCAAATCCAACATGCGTTCTATCTGTTTTCTTTCCTCTGCGTTAGCTTTGGCATATTGTTTATATATATTACTGGCTGTGTTTAATTCTTTTTGTTTTGCTTTCTGCAAAGCCACTGCTTGTTGAAGTCTTAATTTTTCACTTTGAAGTAAAAATTGTGCTGGCAATATAGAATCTTCATCTGTCTTTAATTGTTGCATTTTAATATTTAATATTTGAAGCTCCGATGCCCCCATTGCTTTTAATAAATCAACACCAGCCGATTGCATTGTTTTATAAATTTGTTTTGCATGTTGTTCTCGTTTTTCTAAAACTTTATTGTGGGCTTTTGCCAAAGCCAAAGCCTCGTCATCGGTTAGCTCTCTAAATGCGTTTAAAGCTTTTAAAGATTTTAATTCGGCTTCGGCTATATCTAATTGATGCACTCCTCGAGCTTTTAATAGTGCTGTAGTATGACGAATTATTTCGGCTGATTTTTTCTTTTGTTGTATATCAAATTCCCCTATTTTTTTGTCTTCTTTTGCTAATCTGTTACGTTTTTCTGCTCCTTCATCTGCCAATTTCTCGGCATCTAATTGTTCCTCTAAATATTCTACAGGAGCTACGAAACCATATATTCCACCGCCCAGCATATGTTGAATTTGTGTAATAGCTTCAACTATTTCTTTATATTTTAGACCTATAGTGCCAGGATTTAATATTTCTGCGACAGTAACTCCTTTTTTCGCAAACTCGTCTAAGACCAATATCCCATTAGATATATTTGTAAACAACCAACCTAAAGAATCTCCTAAAGCTTTAGCAGGGATGGCTAAATCTTTAAGGGCTTCGTTAAAAGCCATTAAAGCCTTAGTCCAACCATCAGCCCCAAATGCTCCTGTGACAAATTCATTTGTTAAAACTGCAAAAATATTTTTCATTCTTTCGCCTTGTGCGGTAATTGTTCCCATTCTTATTTTGTTCATAGCTTCTGCGAATCCTTCAGCTCCTAGTCTGGCTAATTTTATAGTTTCTTCTAATTCCTCAAAATGACTAACTAATATTCTTACAACTACACCAGCCCTTGTTGCAAATACCTCTTGGAGGGCTTGACCCTGTTTTGCTGTAATTTGAGCTGTTTTGCCCATAGCTTCATGAATTTGTTTTATAGTATCTAAAAAATTGATTTGTTGATTGGGGTCAAAAGTTATTCCAAAAATCGAAGCCAATTTTTCAGCATTTTTAGTCAATTGTAAAATAGCTCTACCTGTTAATCGACCAGTTCTCCCTGCTCTTAATAAACGAGTATTTAAAAAACCTAACAAAGTCACTATATCTCCAAACTCGTCAGATAAGCCTGATAAATAGGGAGCTAATTTAGTATAAGATTGGACTAATTCGCTTAATTGAACATCCTGTGTAGCATAGGTGTAAGTTAATATGTCAGCTATTTTTGTAAATTTCTCTGTGATAGTCATATTTTCATCTAAGAATTTTCCCATAGTGTTATATGCACCAGCGACAGCTCTAGCGGTATCTTTTGCATTATTACCAGTTCCAATCATAGCATTTACTGTAGGAATAAATCCAGCCATAGCTTCTTCGGCTGATAAGTTTGCAGTTTGTAAGAAGTAAAAAGCCTCTGCCAAATCTTTAATACTTGCTCTGGAATTTACAGCAGTATCTAAAATTTGACGTTTAATAGCTATCATATCGGCTTCTATTTGGGAAGATGTCCCATGTAATACTGTGCGAATCCTTGCCATTCCTTCTTCTAAATCTAAATTAGCTCTTACCATATCTCCAATAGTTCTTATAAATCCCATCATAATACTTCTTAACATCATCCAAACAGGAGCAACTATTAAAGCCCTTTTAGTGGCTTTGGTCAACATATCATTAAAGGATTGGGTTCGTCCAATCGCTGTTTTTGTAGTCTTAGCGTATTTACTTGTCCCTGCTTCCATCTGTTGTAATCCAGCTACAACAGCTTTATTCCCTGATATAGTTGCAAGGAAACTGATTAAATATTGTCTCGCATTAAGCATAAATTATACTTCCTTAATTAGATGTTTATGTTTTCTTAAATTTTCCTCAGCCCATAAAGGCTGTAAATTAGTATAATGAAAACATTTCTTTTGTTCACTCGGTTTATTTAAATTAAAATTACAACAAGGGATAATATGGTCTATATGCCAACCATATCTCCCATAGTTATTCCAAGTCATTCCTTTTTTGAATCTTTTTTCTAAATGTTGTTTTAATTTTTGTAAAGAACATCCTAATAAATTTTTAGTGCTATCTATTTTAACTTTTCCTCTAATAACTCTATTTAATCTGCATCTTAAAACATGCAATAATCTAAAATTTAAATCAATTTTTCTTCGTTCTCTAAAATAATCTCTTATATATTTTTTATGTGTTAAACGATAATAAATATGATATTCTTTACGTCTTTCTTGTATTTCTATTTTATTATCTTTGTTATATTTTCTGTCATATTGTTTTTTATATTGTATTCTATTTTGCTCGAAACAATCATCAGAACAATAGTTTTTATGTCTTCTAGTTGATGTAAAATTTTTACCACAATATTTACATATTTTATTTTTCATTTCTTACTTCCCTCTAAAAATAACTGAAGACATACCGCCAGATGTATTCACTTCTTTTTTATTTGATTTATTTTTTCCCTTATCGTCTTTTGATTTTCTTCTTAGTAACAAATAAGCATCTGTTCTTATATCATCTGCAATTACTTCTTCGCTTATATAATTTTTACCCTCTGCTAAATCTCGATATAACATATTATAGATTTCAAGAAAATAAAGAAACCAATTTTGAACTTTAGACAAATCGGAATCATTGCTAAATAATTTTAGACTTCCTAATTCTTTTGCTCTATTATATAAAATCTGACATCTATCAGATTTAGCTAGTTTTCTTAGTATCGTTAAATTCATAATTATGTCCATACATTAAATGATTTATAAAATAAAAAGTTTTATTAATTAAATCATCATTCTCTGATTTTTCAAAGTCTTCATAAGAATTAAAATGTTTAGTCCATTTATCTTTTTCTTGTCTCTCTAATACTCTATAGGCAGTATAAGAATTTACATGAATTAAAAGTTGGTCTTCAATCGAATAAACAAGTAAATCTGTTTTTTCCAAAGATAAATTATACATTTTTTCTTTAGTTTTATCAATTTCATTTTTTAATAGTTGTATTGATTTAGAATCTGTTGTTTTTGCTAATCTCAACAATAAACTTTCATAATCTCCTTGTGCTCTTTTAATATCGTCATCCATTTTATTAATATCTATACCTTTTTTCTTATAATTTTGTATCCACTGTTTTCTAAATAAAAAACTATCATCTGCCACTAATTCCATATATTTTTTTCGCCTAATATGGTCTATCTCATGTTCTTCGCCTAAAGTTGGCTTTCTAACTCTAAAGGACTTTCCACCAGATTCAAAAACTATTTTATTATCTTTAACAACATTTTCCATCTTGGTAGTTTCCTCTATTTCCTGAATAGCTTTCATACCTTCTTTAGCAAACAGATGCTTCTCTGCTTTTTTATTTTTGTTTTTGTCCATTATTTCCTCCCTTACATAAAAAATCCCAAAGTAAGAAACTATTCCTCTTCTTTGGGTTTCGATTCGAATTTCACGCCACAATCAAAAGATGTTATAAGTGCTTTAATATTTCTAGCATTTTCATAAATTAATTCTTTGACAGACTTCTTTATATCTTCTTTATTTTCTAAAATTTCAAACCTCTTGCACACTATACCCACAAGAGTTCTAGAAGTCTTTGCCAATATATTATCTAAAAAGGTTTCTGTAATTTTATATTCTTCCATTTTCATACCTTTCCTTACGTTTTTATCGGAAGGGGAACTTGGGAAAACCCAACTTTCCCCTTCCTTATTATATATTATTCTATAGTGTCCATTTTATCTTATTATTTTCATCAGCAGAAATGATTAAACTTTCACCTTCAAGGGTGTTATCTTTTTTAACATATTCATTAATTCCAGCTCCACCACGAAGTTCTGTCGCTGTTAATCCAGTAGCTTTAAATCCATATAAGAAAGTGCCTTTAGTATTATCACTAAAAATTTTCACTATCAATACACATTTATCTGAAAGATTTTCCACATCAATTATACCTATGTCTGAACCATGTAAAGCATCTTCAAGTGTGAAATCTTCAAGAATTTGACCTAATGTAACTGAAACTGTTGAATTTCTAATTCCTCTTGCAACAACATCTTTATTACCAATTTCTCTAACATCTTCTCTATCAAATCTAACATCAAGAGTAACACTCTGCAATCTGTAAACATAACTAGAAGTAAGGTCTCCACCAGTTGCAGGAACATAAAGATAAATTGAAGCAGAATCTCCAAGTAATGCCGAAGCATCTATATCATTTTCTGTAAACTGAACATCGGGAGCACTTAATGAACTATAAAACATTTTAATTATATCGCCAGCTTCAGCACTTACAAGAGTAAGCGTTCCAGCAACATAACTATAATCTGTAGTTATTGTCAATTCAGTAGAAGTTGTTCCTCTAACTCTAACAATCCTAAAGAAATAACTTTCAGAAGTATTCGGGTCTTCTACAGGAACTTGTTCAAAATCTGCCCCTGTTCCAAAAGTAATCTCAGTATCTCCACCTGAACCACAAGTATAAGCTTGATAAATCAAATATTTATTACCATCTTTCAAAATCTTATATTTTTCTCCAACAAAATCAAAACTTCTTTCTATTCTCGCTTGGGGGTCTCCAATTGAAAATGAAAAACCAGCAACTCTTAGTGCTGGATAATATAATGTTCCAGTAAACGTATCATCATCATCTGTTAAATAAGCACATATATCAAAATACGGAGTTTTGAAATCAGAAATATCTATTTCAGTCTCTCCATTATTTCCTAATACATCACTATTAACCAATTTCTGATAAAATTCTATAGAACCATTATCTAACTGTGTTAATCTATAACCAACTGTAGGACTTTTCGTCAACCAACCAACAGGCAAAACTCTACCTATTTCTTCTACCTTTTCTTTATTAAGAGAAACTGTAGGGTCAATCGCTTGTGCCCTATCTATCTCCGAAGGAACTGTATCTCCATTTATCGGAAATATTCTAGGTTTGTATTTACTCGAATGTTGCATTTTACTACCTCCTATGTAGTTTTTTATTTTAGTGTTACTTTTTCCACCTTTGAAATTTCACACTTACTTACTATTTAAAACTCCTTACATTCTATCTTTTGAAATTATTTCAAATATTTTTTTTCGGATGACGTTCATCGCAGATGGCTTTTCTAACAGCTAGACCTTTATCAATATGACCTAATCGCCTAAAAATCTTACCCAAATCTTTTTTTAAATCTATTTTGATGTCTTTATTCTCGTCTTTTAATTCTTTAATATCTTGATTTATATGCTTTAAATCATTCTGAACAATTTTGGTAGTGGTAACTTTTGTTATAATAAAGTTAAATACACTACCTACCAAAGCTAAAAGAGATACACTCGCAGGAACTAAAAATCTCCAATCTGTTATAAGTTTTATGTCAAAATTCATTATACTTCTATCCTTCCAAGAGTTGTTGTTAAACTAATTAAAGCTCTATAACGGTCATGCACAACATCAGAATCAAAATCTAATGGAGTTACTTCAATATTTGTAAATCGAATTCTACCATTGGCAGTTTTACTCTTTACTACTCCATCCTCGATAACAAAATCGTAATAGATACAACCGCCTTTAATTTTTTCTACAATATAATCACAAAAATCTTCTTTTTGACCGTCTGATGTGCAAAATATATCTATAAGAATCTGGACTTCTCTAATAGTAGAATTTCCACCGATTTCGGCTTTATCGTGTCTTGTATTATTTGCTCTTATACATACAACAGGTAAATCAATGGAATACACTCTACTAAATGATTTTTCGATTGAAACATTTGTCCAATCTGCATTAAAATGAGTTGTAAGAAAATCAATAATACTTGCTTCTATATTTCTACTAGGTCTATAATTTCCCATAAATCTTCTCCTTAAAATATGTTTTCACTATTTCCCCATTCTAATACGAGCTAATAAAATATTTAGATTAGCGTTAAGCCGAACTTTCGTCGCAGATATATAATTCATAGGTCTCACTATCGATTTGGGATACATTCCAAATCCGCTACCATCCGCTATATTAAATTTTTCTACTCCACCTTTTAATGCTGAACTTGGTTTATTCCCTTCAAAACTTCCTGGCACGAATTTTCCTTTAAATGGAACAAAAGGTTCTCCTGAAATCATTTTACCGTAGTTAGTAACATACCAATATTTAGGTAACGAAGGAATAAATCCTATTCCCCAAGAAACTAATCCAGTCGATGTAAAGCCTTGAAATTTCATAGCTTTAGCAAGCTTACCAGTTCCTCCACGTCTGCGACGTTTGCGATTAATATAATTGCTCATGTAAACTGCAAGGCGTTGTCCCATGATATATGCTGAATTTTGAAAAATAAACCAATCTTTTCTAATTGTTTCATCATATATTTCTTTTGCGGAAAATTTTGGGACAACGGTCATTCTCATTGTTTTGATTCCTGTTCCATAAAATACATTTTCCCATTTTTTATATAAATGGCATAAACTTTCTCTTTATCCGTCCAGTAGTCTACCACAATATATACTCTTTTTGATTCCTTCATAGTTAAACTTTTTTAATGTAAATATAAATTCTACAATAATTTCCTTCTTCTCTAATTTGCATTTTGCTATTTGTTTTCCAACCTTCATAATAATCAGTATCTCCTACAATTTGTATCTTTCTGGACATTTCAAGTATTGGTCTATCTTTTTTTCTTATGATTATCTCCTTTGCTTTATCGGTTATAATTCCTGGCATTGCGTATTGAACTTTAGCAGTTGTTAAATCTGTTATTATCGCAGAAATAACCACAAACCCTCTTTCTGTTAAATCTACTGTTTTTTCATAAGGGTCATTTATAGTTTCTTGTTGAAAAAATATTCTAATTTTTTTGTTCATTTCGTTAAATAATTCGTCCATAATTAATTCCAAAATACTCCTGTTCCATGTATTTTTAAATCTTTATTATTATGAGTTATAATTTTATAAGCCATATGTGTTCCTGACCCCATACCAGTAACATCCAAATTTACTATTCCTGATAAAACTCTTTTTGTTCCTTCGTAATTTCCTTCATCTTCTAAAGTTACTTGTTCCCAAGTTGCTCCTGTTCCATTTTCTCTAGTTACATACGCCTTCAAATCCACATTGAGTGAGATTGCATCCACGTTCTCTTGGAAGATTATAATCCTAGATTGTGAAGGACTTGCTTCAGCAGTTTGTGAATTACTGATAAGGGTCATATTTTGGGTTAATCCTACAGCATACATATTATCTATATAAAAAGTATTATCATTAGAACCTGTATCGCTAGATATAATTTTTATTATAATTGAATCAATATCGTCTTTATTTGCACTAGAAATACCTGATATATCCCAAGTAATAGTTTTCCAACTATCTTCTTCTCCTGTTTCTATTGTTATATTTTTAGTAGAAGTCGTGCCTCCACTATCGTGTATTTGTATTTGTAAATTAGTCCCTACTTCTGAAGCATAAACATCTAATTTTATAGTATTGTAATTAGTTAAATCTAAATGATTCTCTGTTCCTAAAGTTTTAGTTATTGTTTCATTTAGAGAATCCCCCACATCTGCTATAGCTTTTAAAGAATAAGAACCTTGAGTTTTTATTGTATCTTCTGAATAAATATTTAAAGAACCATCTACAGGTTCTGCATATTCTTCTATAGGAATATCTATAGTGTCATTAGGAGTATCATTTGGAGTTGCGTTAAATATATTGCTTTTGTGTATCCTTAATTCATCCATGTATCCATCTAACCATCTACCAGGGGTAGAATCAACCATAGCACCAATACCAAGAATCCCATCAAAAGTAGCTGTGGCTGTATTAGAAGCATAAGCCACCTGCGTTCCATCAAGATATATGCCCCACAATGTATTCGGGTCATCCCAAACTTTACAAAGAGCCACATGATGCCAGTCAGTATCAGTAAGAATATCATTTGCAGAATCAAAACTTATAATATTTGAATTATTAGTTCGAACAGTAAATCTAAGTAATCTTTCCGTATCATTCCGATAAAATATCCAATTGTTTTCGTTATTGTCATTTTCGCATTGAGCAATGAAGGTTTCGTGAACTGACCCCCCTGTTGTATTAAACTTTACCCACAAATCTATTGTATAATCTTGGGAAGCACTACCTGCAATATCCCAATCTACATTATCAGCATAATAAATATAACCACTATCTCCATCAAATAATCCTGAAGCACTCCCCCATTTTTTAACATTGGTTTTAGTTTGAACAGTAGCAACTACTGTAGCGTTACCATGTTCTGCTGGAGAAGAATCTGTAAAAATAACACCTTCATCTTCACCATTACAATGAAGCATTAATACAGTATTTGCATCTATTCCTTCTCCTGTTATTTCAGGGTCTGAACTAATCCAAGAAGCTCTAGCTAGCTCATCAGAACTGTATTCTATATAATCCAATTCTAAATTTTCTATAGAAGTCGGTTGATAATAATCACTACCTGTAGAATAGTCTTCATTAATAGATTCTTCAGTATCTATTCCACTTTCGTCTTCGTATTCATCAATAAATCCATCTACTAAATTATAAATAGATAAAGAATCTCGCACAGCATCTTTAAAAAAGTTAAGCATTATATTTTGTTCAATACGGTCTGCAATTTTAAGTTTAGAGTCTTCATATTTTATTGTAAAATCGTCTACACTGGTAGACAAATCGGGCACATTATTATCTACATATGCTTTTATACTTTGTTGAGTAGCAAGCATTTTATCAGAATTACTTGCCATATCGTCTTCATCTTTTACATCTGATATATCAGCCACTGATGGAAAATTTATATTTTTTCCATTTAAATCCAAATCTCCCCCAAGTTGAGGAGTTGTATCTTCTGATAAATTTTCAAGATAAGTTCCTAAATCACTTATATCCGCTTCTACTAAAGCTCTCGATTCCCAACTATCTCCATCAGCTATCAATACATTCTTATTGGTTGGGGTCGTAACTCCTACATCTGATAATTCTGATAATTGAGATGCTCCACCAGAAGGTGCTTCGGCTTTCCATTTACCAGAGGCATTATCATAAGTCAATACATTATTATCAGCAGGAGTTCCAGTATCAAAATCCACATCTAATAAATCAACTAAATTACCACCTGCAATTGCACCATCGACATAAGTTTTTACTGCTTTTTCTGTAGGCACTGCTAGGTCACTATTCCCTGCCAATGTTCCATCTGAAGAAAATTCATTAATAGCTACTCCACTGACTAAAGTTAATTTACCATCGCTTCTGTATAATCCGCAGAGGTTAGATGATAATATTCTCCAGTAGTTCCACCTTGTAATCCTGTTAAAGCATTATGATTAGTTGTGCTGATTTCTACTCTTGAAATAACTTCACTTCGCCAGTCGATATAATCATCACCTTCATCAGTAGAAATAACCCTTGCTTTCATCGTATTGTTATAATTATCTCTAGTTTGAAAAATTACAGTAGCTATGGGTCTAATTTCAGGAAAAAGAATATCATTTAATATAAGTTCTCGTATTTCTGATTCAGCTCCTGTTTGAGCTTTCGTTTTAGTTGTATAAGTATCCTGACCTACTATTGCAATCATTGGTTTATCTTTTTCAGTAGTCGCAAATATGTGGCATAATACGAATTGAAGATTACCTACTTCAGTTAATTGCCAAGCACCACCAGTATATTCATTCCAAGCAAGTCTATCTTCGCCTGTTGAGCCTGTTTTTAAGACACTATATCCTGTATTAATCGTTTTATTCCAAGTAGGAGTAGCTCCTGTCATATAATAGATAGGAAGTCCAATAGTTGAAATTATAGCAGAAATATTGAAAAATAAATCTTCATCAGTAACTTCTCCAGTATCTATTCCAAATTGAGCATCTTCATTATCATTACCATTTTGGTCAACAGAAAGAGTATTTAATCCTAGTCCCGATAAATATCTTAACCCTTCAGTAAAATGTAAATATGTATGAGTAACTGGTGACATGTTTTTACCATGTCGTTCTTCGCCAATGTAAATACCTTCATTATCCGTAGCGTTCCAATAAACAATACTAACAAGAGCTTTAGTTTCTATGAGAGAAACAATAGTTGTATATGAAGGATTGGCTACAGTTGTTAAGGTATCTCCATCATAATAAATAAAATGCACACCTTCCACATCTGTTATTTGAACGGTATCGCCAGTTGAGGAATATTTGACTCCTGCAATCCAATAATTAAAGGGAACACCTGTTGCTGTTGGTTGAATAGATAATGTTCTATCAGGGGTGGAGTCTGTCCAAGTCAATTCACTGTCTGTTCTATTCTCAAATCCATTTTGATTCCATTCAGATACTGTTGGAACTGCTATCCATGTAAATTTTTTAGTTGCAAAATCATATTTAGGAACATAATTATCTACTTCAGAATTAGTAGATGCTAAATCTTTTGGAAATAAATCATCGTCCTTAAATTGACTCCCTCTAATTCGAGTTCTTCCCATTATTTATTTTCCTTCTTTAAATTTTCATAATCTTTTTTAGAAATTATACCTTTTTTTATTAAAAGTATAATCAAATTTTCTAACAAAGATTGATATTTCTTTTTATTATTTAATTCCTTAATTTTTTTAATATTACGAATTCTTCTAATCATTATTCCTTTTCCTTTGTATTGGATTCTTTAAGCAATTGTGTTAATACTAAAATACTTCCATTAAGTTTAAATATTTCTCCAGTATTTATTTGAATATTTTTTTTCCAACTTTCAATAGCTTCTAAACCTTTTTTCTTTTGTTCTATAGCCCATTCTAATTTTTCTTGTATATTTTTTCGAAGTCTTATATTATCTTTTTTACGAATTTTTTCCATACGTTTTGTAGTTTTATCTATTTTAGCTTTTTGTTTTTTATTTAATCGATTATAATTTTTACCTCTAGGTTTCATAATATTCCTTTTTTAAGTTGTAATTTGATGTGTTTTTTAGATTTTTAGATTACGTTATAATATAATCAGCAATAACTAAGTCAGAAGCATCAACCGCTTCAGCAAAAACTATGCTCGAACCATCAATCGTATAATCTTCACCAGTTCCAGGCTGTTGCAATAATCCATTGAGATATATATTAACTGTATTAGCAACAGGACTATTAGCGAGAGTATAATCAGTGTCTGAACCTGTATCAGGTTCAAGAACTTCATTCCTAATTATATCATCATCAGTAATAACATCCCCGAAATCATCAACAGATAAAACACCAGCAGTAGCTGTTAAGCCAGTTCCAGCTATAGCAGTTATAAGGTCAGCAATAGTATCTCTTTTAGTAGCATCTGAATCGGAATTATCAGTAATAGCTATACTATCAGAAGCAACATCTACTACAACTTCTCCAACTTCATTCAGGTCAACTTCTAAAGAACCATCACCATTTTGAGCTATACCGACACCAGCTACATCAGCGTTAATTTTATCCTTATCAACAGCATCATTGTTTATCTGCAACGTCTCAATCGCACTATCAGCTATTTGAGCAGTATCTATGCCTTTATCTAAAATCTGAATTCCACGAATTCTTGTATTTCTATTTGCCATTAAATTTTTCCTCCTTAAATAATATTTTCATTTTTAAGGTTCATTTTTCAATTTTCGGATTCTTTCGAATCAATTAGGGAATTTAACCTTTCCCAACACATCAAATCACTCATTTTCATCATTAATTTTTTAAGTTTTATTTCGAAAACCAGACCCACCACAATCAATACAAACTTTATAACCTTGTCGTAATTTTGCACCGCATGGACAATTTTCTAAAATTTTATTATCTTTTAAAGTTTTAAATAATTTATATAAATTTTCGTAAGTATTATTCATAATCTCTTGTCTAAAATAGCGAAATTCCTTAGTGCGTTTATCAAATTTAAATTCCACTAAATCTAAAATTTTCTTCATGGTATTAAGACTTTTTAAGAATATTTCTCTGGCAATTTGTATTTTTTCCATTATTATTCCTTACTTTTTTAAACCGAACTTTCAAGATATTCTACTTCTACATAATCAAGTGCAAGGTCTATAGAATCTAAAAGAGTAAATAACCTATTTGAGTCTTCTTGAATTTGAGAAATTTTTTCTTTTATACCATTTATATATACTTTCAAACTGCCTGAAGCGTAAAAAGAAGATGTTTGAAATTGTAACCCACTTACATGAGTAGGAACTTCTTGCTTTAAATTAGATTCTGTATATCTTCTATAATAATCTAAAATATCTATGACTTTTAATTCGACTGTAATTATTTCTTTTTCTACGAGTTCGACATTGATTAATTCTTTTTCAATAATTTCTACTTCAAAATTTCCTTGCAATGCCATTATATTTTCCTTATTCTCTCGTTTTTCTAACCGATTCTATTATTTTCAACTTTCCTTGACAAAATACCCCTTCTTGGTCATCATCGTCTTTCCAGTCCACACTGAAATAATAATTCCCTGCATCTATATTAGTATCAATAGCTTCTAAAGTTATTAAAGTTTTGCCTTTTTTAGGGTCGCTATGAGAAGTAATTGTTTTTGAAATTTTTGCATTAGCATCTGAATCATTCATATTAGATTTAGCAGTAAAATAAACTGTCCAATCAGTTATATCCTGATATACTCCATTTTTTTTGAATGTTAATTCATAAATTCTAGTAGTTTTTTTGGTAATTTCTAAGTCTTTATGTGTCATATCTTTCTCCTTATATTTTTAATCCCACTCTAGCACATTTGATACTCCCAAACCGAGAGTAAACCTGTTAATTAATTTTTCTATTCTGTCTTCTTTTGAAATTCTATGACTATATCTTACAGTTAAAGTCGGTAAAATATATTGAGTCCAATCTGGTTTAATTAAAATCGAGGCTATTAATACTATAAGGTCAAGGGTGCGATTGTCAGGCGTGGGAAAAATGTCTCCATTCTCTAATTCAAAATCATTTTCGCTAGCATCGAATACACTCATCCACACTAAACTTGCTTTAATCCATTCATCTAATTCTGTAGTGCTATATTTATAATAGGTATAATAAATAATTATAACATCCCCATTCACTAAATCATTTCCAGTATTAGGAGTAATTTCTACTTCATATAATTCGGAATCAAAAGAATATTCCCCTAAACCAAGTGGCACTCCATTTTTAGTAACTTGAGTTATAGATTCTATATTTTCTTCAGCAAGGGTGAAAATAGCAGGATTAGTATAGGTAAAACTTTCTTTATCAGATTTTATAATATCATTTACAAGTGCTCTAATTTTTGCTCTTAAAGTTTCTATTGTTGATAACATATTATTTTACTCCTTTAATTTTTATTCCTCCAAAAAATCCAGCTCTCACTCTAGTTACTAAATCGCAATGAGAGTTGTCACAAATTATAACCTGTTTGCTTTTATCAAAATATCTAAATATAGTGCCTTGTTTACCGCAAATATCACATTTCTTATTTTCGAACCAACTTTTTCTTTTAAAATTTCTATTCTTCTGCATTATCTTTCCTTATTTTTTGAGTAGGTTGTGAAATATATTGTCTAAATAATAATGCCTCGACTCCTCTATCTTTTAAATATCTAAAACCATTTCTTTCTAAAACTCTCATTAAAGGATTTAATTTTTTAATTTTTGCATATAAATCGGTTTTAATTGACCAATTTACTATTTTAAGCAATCTACTAGCAGAATTTTCGTCTTTGGCTAAAATTTTTAAATATATTCTTTTTGCTTTGTCCGAAAACCCATATATTAGAATTATTCCATCTTCTTCTCCAAAAATTATTTTATCGCCTTTTTGAAGACATTCAAATAAAATATCTTGATTTTCTCGAAGGAATAATCTTAAATTTGACCGAGTAACATAAAAATCTTTATAGATGTCTGTAATTTCATTCAATAAATTTTCAATAATTACTTTATCTTTTTTTGATAATTTGCCAGATTTAAATTGTATCACAAGATTCCTCCATATATTTTTGAAAATATTTTGTCCAATATTTTCTATTTGTATTTGTTCGTCTATGGCAACCCATACATAACGATATTAAATTATTTAAAATACTATTTTCTTTATTATAATCGATATGATGACAATCTAATTGCTTGCCATTTTCTAATTGAGAACAACCACATTCCCTACATTTATAACCATCTCTAAATCTAACTTGCTCTTTTAAAGCATTATCGAATTCTGCACCGTATTCTGAATTCTCTCCAGGAATACCTGTTCCCCCTGCACTACAAGAACGACATAACCCTGAACCATAAAACCAAGACCAGTAACTAATTTTTTTATTACAATTTTTACAATGATGAATTTCAGTATATCTACCGTCTATATAATTTCCGTTTTTATTTCCAATTCTTTTACTATTAATTTTACTTAAATCTGGTCGCTTATGACCTTTTTTAGATTCACTTATTTTTAATCGAACTTCTAATTTTTTTGAAGGATTTTTATTGCCTGAAATATCTGCATGTGCTTCGGATTTATTTCTTATTTTAATATTAAGTCTCTTTAAATTTCTCCAAATAGTTGAAGGACTGTGATTAGTTTCTTCAGCAATTTGCTTTAAAGGTTTTTTATTTATTTTATATTTTTTTATTAAAAGTTGTTTTGTTAATTTCATTTTTGCCTTACTTTTAGAATCTTAGGGGAAGTTTTGAGGCTTCCCCCAAGAATAATTATCGATTAGAGAATATCGGTAGCGTCGCACAAACATAGAGCCTTCGGGTTAGTGATTGTCATGGCTATCGATTCATATCCATATATCCCATAGGCGAGTGTCTTAACATTTGCATCTGTAAGAACAGGTGTCGGATTGACAATAACTGCTCTTTGAGCTGTCTCAACAGTTGCTCCCATTAACTTAGCTATATCAGCAGAAATCTTCCTTCTTACGAATTTTACAGGTTTGCCATCGGCAATTCTGCTATTTCTTGCAACAAGAATCATCTTTTTCTTAGCTAAAAGGTCTACACTATTAAGCTGACCAAATACCTTAACAACTTCGATTCCGAGACGTTTTAGTGTCTCCAGAATACCTATCCTATATTCAAACGTAGCAACATTGTCTTTATCATAGGTGTCCAGCTTTTCTTTCACTGTTGACCCACAAAGAAGAACAAATTTATCTCCATAATCTTCAACTAGGTGTTTCATCTCTAAAATAGCATCGTAAAGGTCTAATCCTGTTACGCTAACTACTTCTGGTAATACACCTGGAAATGCTCCTGCTGTCAAATTAACGATAGCATCCATTATATTTTTAACTTCTTTCTTATCCATCGACCTTGTAATAGAAGCTTTTCTTCGAGCTAATACTTGTGTATTATCAGTTTCTCCAAGAATTTCATCTATCTCAACATATTCTAACTTCGAACTTAATCCACTAAATGTAATCTCTGCATCACCTGTCGGGGTCTTTTTAACTGCATTAATCGTTCCAGCACCATCAACAGCGTAAACTGCATCACCGTAGTTAGGGTCAAATTCAGTGTATCTCCACACCTTTTCGCCCACTTCGGCTGTCATTACGTCTGCTATCGCAGATAACTCAAAAGGAACTGGTTTACTTGGGTCTATCGGTTGTCCAACTTGCTTTGCAATTTCTAAAAAAATATTGTTATCCATTATATTTTCCTCTTATACTTTATTTTTAGGTATATCTTTTTCTTTTCTATCTGTTTTTGCATTTATCTTTGCTAAATATCTTTACTATCTTATTCCGATAGCTGGATTATTATTCTGATGTTTTAAACGCTTCATCATCAATAGCTTTACGCTTTTTAGCATACCATTTATCGTCATGTTTATATTTCTTACCAGATATATCATTACCTGTATTTAATTCGGTAACTTTAGCTTTGGTTAATTCTTTTTCAGCCTTTACTTTACCAAATTTATCGTCATTAAGAATTTCTTCATCTGTCAACTTAGTATCGCCTAATTCCTGTCGCCTTGCTATAATCGTTTTAGCATTTTCAGCATATAATTTAACTTTATTTTCAAGAGAGGTTTTCTCTTTTCTTAAAGTCTTTATCATTTTAGCAAGTTTTTTAATACCGGCTTTAAAACGGTCTTCCTTAGATATTTCTACTTTAGGTTTTTCCGTTTTAGATATAAGGTCGGCTTTTTCTTTTGGTGTTGCTTTCTCAGTTGCTTCAACCTTAATCTCTTTTTTAGGCTCAACTTTAGGTTCTTCGGCTTTAGGAGTTTCCTTAGCTTCTGGCTTCTCTATTGCCTTTTCAACCTTCTTATCTTCTTTCTTCTCCTCAACTTTAGGCTCTTCAACTTTTTCGACAGTTTTGGGAGTCTTTTCCGCTTTTGGAGTTTCTTTAGCTTCTTCTTTTTCTTCAACTTTAGTTTTTTCTGTTACAGTAGTAGCTAAAACATTTACTTCTTTATCGTCTTTTTTTGAAATATCCGTATCATTAACTTTATCCTTTTTAGGGATTTCAGCTTTAATTTCCATCTTTTCTTTTTCTTTACCTTCAATCTTTACTTCCTCTGTAACTTCCTTTTTAGCAATTTTATCCATTTCTTTCTTAACTTCAATCTTCTTTTCAGAAGCTTTTTTAACTTCTTTCTTCATTTCTTTTCCTCCTTCTTCCGAAGATTCCTTTGACTTATCTATTTCAGTTTCCTTTTTAGGAATGACTTCTTCTATTTTTGTAATATTTTTATATCTATCGTGACTTATATCGTAAGAAAATGTTAATCCACATCTCTTACATTTAATTGACCTTGTTTTTACTGACGAAACTCCAGCTACATAAATCGGAGTATGACATTGTAAACAACTTACTTTACTTGTATAAAGAAAATTAAAATCATCAGCAATATTATGTTCTTTCTTAGTTGCAAAAGTTAAATCATATTCTTTTGAACAACCCATACATCTAACTTTATTTTTATCTTCTTTCTTAGATAAAATTAACCAATTATTCATTTTACAACTTGGACATAGCATTTTAAAATCTTTAATTTGGGGAGGGTAAATCATATTTCCGCTTTTGTCTAAAATTGCAAAACATTTCGGGCATTTGATTTTATCTATTACACCAGAATCAAATTCTTCGCCACAATTTGAACATTTAATTTTAGAAATAGTTTGAGTTGTCTTTTCTTCCAATTCTTGTTTAGTAATAAAACGCTCTGTCCCATCTTTTTGAATTTCTTCAGCTTTAACTAATTCGCATTTACCATTTTTACAAGTAATTATTTCATCCTCTTTATGTTTAGAAGCATAAACTAATTCTAAATTTAATTCTTTTTTATTTTTTGCAATAGCAAGCACTTTAGCATCTTTAAATGCTGGTTCATTATTCTTATCTTCATATATAAGTGCTCCACCTGCTATTTCCATTTGATGTAATTCATAAGAACCGTCTTCTTTAATAGTTCTTTTATCTTTTGGACTCCAAATTTCAAAAGAAGTAGAAAGCTTTTTCTTTTTCATTAATGTTTTAGCTTCTTCAAATTCTTTTTCAAAATTTGTTTTATAATAAATACCATAGGCATTTATTTGACTATCTTTCTGTTTATACCTATAATCTATATAATGTCCAACCACAAACCTTCTTTCATGATTGATATTTATAGGTTTCCCTACTATTTGAGGAAGAACACGCAATAATTCTTTTTTAGGAAGAATAGCTCCATTTGAGTTAGGTTGGTCAGTAAAGGCATATATCGTCTTAAAAACAGCCAAATCTCTCGAACCTTTAATTTTAATACCCCTTGCTTCAGCTATCTTTTCTATTTCGTTCTTTTCTTTACTGCCTTCTTCAAGAATAATGGTCTCTGAATTCTCTTCAAAATCATTTAAAAATTCTTGAACCTCTACATTAGTTATTTTTTTATCCATAAAATTATTTCCTCCTTGATTTTTTACTTTTATATTTTATTAATAGATACTAATGTCATATAACTATCTGGAATACCTATTAAAATTTTCTGTGTTCCTGCTTTATGATGAAAATAAACTTCTAAAGTATCTCCTACCTCTAAATGTAAAGTATTAAAAATATTTATAGTTCCAATATCTGCACCTATAGCAGAATCTTCATATTGATTAAATAAAAATGTTTCGTTTTTATAAATAGCTAAACTTATAAATGTTTGGTCTCCTGTTTAAAGACCAGCATTAGACATTATTGTATAATATCCTTCTTCTTTAGCTGTAAAAGTGCCATTATTAAATTCATTATTTGTATCCCAATCTTTAGTATTAAATTCAATCTTAGTATCTGTATCATTAGGTATCCATTGAAATTGAGTTAATCTAGCTCTTACTCTTGCTCCTGATACTGGTTCGCCCCCCCCCCCCTCCGTCGGGGGTGGATATTGTCCAATCTGAAGATGTTAATCCAGTAGAAACATATATTTTTTTATTTATTATATCCATATACAATTGAGTTATATATTCAGGAGTTATTATTCCTATAGGAGAACT